ACTTTTTTAAGGAGTATAGTTATGAGTAATGGGATTTTTGCGCCTCAAGGCTTTGTCCCTATGAACTACCGAGATGGTACAGCGTATACAGGTGCTACTCAAGCAATTGAAATTGATCCAACAAGCCCAGCAATTGGTCTTAATGACCCAGTGGTAATTACTACTGGTAAAGTTGCGGCATTAAATCCCACTGAAAGTTATGCCTTCAATGAAGCTACCCCGACTTCTTTTTTCGGGATTTTTCAGGGATGTTATTACCAGACAAAAGGTACCGGACAAGGAGCCATTTACCCGTTTGTAAATTCCAAAAGTTGGCCCGGCACAGGTGTTGAATTGGCGGAAGGAACAAAGCCATTAGCTTATGTAATTGTTGACCCAAATGTGGTATTTAACGTGGTTACTGGTGGTCCTAACATTCCAAATGGCATAACCCAAATACAAAACTATCAAGTGGCTGGGTTTACAATGAATGGAGTGAATTCTTTTGGTATTTCAAAAGCTTATTTAAGTTCAACTGGGCAGAGAAATGCAACTCCTCCTAATAATTCTACCGTTTATGCGCCTTTCCAAATTGTTGGTTTGGCTGATTTACCAAACAATGCATGGGGGCAACCATACAACAACGTTCTTGTAATTATGAACGGCACATTAACTAAAGCTGGCACAGTTGGCAAATAACAAAGAACGCATAAAGGAGTAATTTTATGGCTACAACTACATCTATGATCGCCAGGCTCATGGAGCCTGGATTACAAGGATTTGTGTACGACATGCGACACAATGACGACATTTGGAAGCCCTTATATGGGATTTACAAATCAGATAAAAACGTTGAATACGATTTGGCAATGAAAGCCTACGGTATTGCGCAACTTAAAGCGCAAGGTGCGGCGGCAGCAATGGATGATGCTGAACAAAGGTATCTCAATACATTCGTTCATCAAATTTATGCAATCGCAACGCAAATGACACGAGAAGCAATTGAAGATAACCTCTATTCTCGCGAAGCACCACAAATGAGTCGGGCGATGAAAGTATCATTGCGCGAAGTCACCAATGTGAATGCAATGCAGCCTCTCAATCAAGCTTTTTCACCTAACAAGCCTATGGGAGACGGGCAAAGCCTTTGCTCAACTCAACATCCCATTAGCAACGGTGTTGTTTCCAACCGAGCATCGACTATAACCCAGTTAAATGAAACTGCGATTGAGCAAGGTTTAATTGATATTCAATATTTGCGCGATCAAGCCGGTATTTTATTGAACAACCTGGCTGTTCGTTTGATTGTTCCACCACAATTAAAATTCACAGCTGCGCGAATCAATGGCTCTCAATTTACGCCTCAAAGCGCAAACAACGCAATTAACCCGATTAATACAATGAATCTTCTTCCAAAAGGCGTTGTAGATAATCCTTATTTAACAAATCCTGGTGCTTGGTTCATTCAAACAGAAGCCGAAGCGTTAAAGTATTTTGAACGTAGTCCTGTAAGAACAGATATCTCAACTGATCCTTTGACTCAAAACTTGACGGTAGTAGCAACAATTCGTCATAGCTTTGGGCCATCTGATTACAATGGTATCTACGGTTCTCCAGGCGCTTAAAAAAAAATAAAGAAGGGAAGCAAGAAATGAATTTAATAAACGGAACCAACATTGGTGATGGTTTAAGAGTCGGTACTGTAACAGGTAACGGACCAGTAGGGATTGGTGGTAAAACTTCTCCCTTCTTTAATTTTATAGTAAAACCAGGAGCCGCTGCTGCAACTGCAATTAGTCCTAATCCGGTAACTATCAACCCTGGAACAACAATAATTCCTCTTGTCGCTGGGGCTTATGCAACTTTTGAGAACGATCCAGTTTATGGAAGACTTTTGAAGTTGGATTATGCGCGTACTTTAAGGATGAATATTGGTACTGGTGGTGGTGGTGACATAACAATTAGAGTAGACGGGCTGGATATTTTAAAACAGCCTGTAACGGAAGAACAAACATTAACAACCGCCGCAACTAACAATGTTTTGCATTTAAGAAAAGCTATCAAATGGATTAAGCAAATTAAAGCAATTCAAACTGGCGGCGCAGCCAATCAAGTGATTATTAACCCTGAAAATCGTTTTGGGTTGCCTTACGCCGTTACCAATCCTAATTCTGTTGATATTAGACCTATTAATAACTTTAACCCATCTATTTGGTGCGAAGGCGTGGCAACATTTAATGGTGCAACTCCATCTGTTGCTACCATTAACTCACCTTTTGCGCCTGCTTATGCGGGAGGAGCATTGACTCCTGGTACAGGTCTTATCCCAACCGTTTCCGTTTTACCACGAGAAGGCGTGATCCCTGGTTCTGAAACAATAACGGTGTCAGCAAGCGTTCAATCAAACTCTATTACCTTTCAATCTTCCATACCAGGCAGTACTTCATCTTTCTACTGGAGAATGAATTACGAACCTGATAATGCGATACCGGTAGCAGGTGGGCAAGCAGCTGCGTTTCCAAGTGGTTATGCTAATTTAACAGGTGGGTCAGCAGTTGTTTATAGTCCTTATGTTAATAGCCGAAATCAATATATTATGACATCCTATCCTGCTGGAGGTACAGTGCCTGCTGTCGCACCTTATGTTAGTGCGTCTACAAGTGTCTCCCCTGGGGTATCAGGACAATTTACTATTAATGGCACAAATGGTTCAGGCGTCTTGTGGGAAATTGCTAACGCCGATGAACGTGGACCAGGTGCAGGTGGCCCTATTTATCCTTATGTAATTACCGCTGATAGAACCATGCAATTTAAGGCAAGCGCATCAGGGATTCCTGGTAACTATTATTCCACACAAAACGCTGGGGACGTGCGAGGTGTCGTAGGAATGACTCAAGAAATTGGGACTGGTTTTAACGGAACTTCCATTATTATTTATATTTCGATGTATTTAGAGGGCGTGGATAGCACTTATGTCGAGAACCAAACTAACGCAGGCTTATATGGTGTGAATCAATACGTTGCTAATGACTGGGGAGCATAAATATGTCAAAGCCCATTGTTGTTAATTTTCCATCCGGGGCAACCCCGATTGGAACTATTACAATTCCAATTTCAACGGATCTTAATATTGATGTTTTAGCGTTAATTAATAATGGGCGTCCCTTGCAATTTCCTTATTTGCAAAGAAAATTAGGATTTTTCTCTGGTGGTGCTGACGATTTATTTACCATAGCTATTAATTTTGAGGGGTATGATGTTAACAACAATCCGCTTTCAGAAAACCCTCCTGGCCCAATTGTTGGAGAGCCTATTGAATACACCACGAATGAATATCATATTATCACTTCTCTAACAATTACGGGAACCGCTGATACAGGAGGAACTCTTGAGTTTTACCTTGGGGATGTTGGGCAGTCCCAATGGTTTTTATTTGATTTAAATAGGCCTTATTTTGGGGCAACTATCCAAACTTCTCAAACTGGAACGCTCACTTATACAGTTGAATATACCAGCGATGAATTGACGGTTAAAAACGCAGAAGGAATTGAGGTTGCAAATCCTAATTTAAATAGGACCAAGACAATTCAATTAACAGACAGCTCTACGGTTTATGTCATGGAAAATAGTGCAGAATCCAAATGTTGGAACGTGGGAGCCTCTCCTATGCGGGCACATAGGTTTATTGTGACAGGCGGTGCAGATGCTGGATCTTTACAATACATAGTGACTCAAACTGGGATATAAATGCGAGATTGGGATGAACCCTATGAAAAATTTTACAGAGCGGTTCAAAACGATTTTCAGGATTTTGTTAAAGACAATGAAAAATTTCTTTTTGAAGAGGATCCTAGGCCGATGAGAAAAAAAGTTGAGAAACATTGGATTCAAAAATCAATTAAGCATCCTGGGGCTTTAAGAGCAGAGCTAGGCATAAAAGAAGGTCATACTATCCCATTAGCTAAATTAGACAAAGCAACTCATAGCTCAAAACCGATTGTTCGTGAGCAAGCCAATTTAGCTAAAACTTTGCGTGGTTTTCATAAAACATAAGGTGAACCTATGGCAACGAGTAATGAATACGCTTCCGAAATTAGCGCCCTTTATGCAATTGATGAAGCGTTTGAGCGCTGTCTTATTTCAGGGAATTTGATATCTGGTTACCAGCTAGAAAGCGCAAAAAAAGCCATTAATGCTATTTTAGATCAATGGAGCAATGCTAATTACCCTTCTTTATATCTTGTCAAAAAAGGCTTGCTTCAATTAATTAGAGGTCAAACTTCGTATCTTTTACCATCGAATTGCGTAGATATTATCGACAAAGAAGTAACAGTTTTAAAATCATTAAGAAAACTAGGTGGCACGGCTTCTAGCTCGAGTGGAAGTGCAGGGAATGCGTTTAGCGATGATTTAACCGCTTTTTGCACTCAAACCGAGCCTAATGGTTACATCCAATATATTTACCCTCAAGGTGTTCCCATTTTGTATGTGGGGATTATGTCCGCTGTAGACGCAGATTATAAATTATTAATTAGATCCAAATACCAATCAGGGATAGGCAATATACTTGATCCTTTAAATGTTGCGTTAAGAACCCCTGAAACAGCTTATTTAGCGAATCAAACCGTATGGTGGGCGATTCCAGCAGCTCCATCTGCTCAAGTGTGGAGAATACAAGAAACAGGTGGAGCAACGCTTAATATCAATAAAATCTATTTTAACATTAATTCTCCTACGCAGCCTTCTCGTCCTTTGGCACGCATTAGTCGTTCAAGTTATGCAATGATTAATAACAAAACTCAAATTGGGCAAGTATCTCAATTCCAAGTGGATCGAAACTTCCCTCAATCAGTTATAAATTTTTATTTAAATCCTGACGGGACAGAAGATCTGGTCACTTACAACTACAATGCGTATACGCAAGAAGTGGTAAATTTCACTCAAGACATAGAATTACCTAAACGTTTTTGGGAAGCATTAGTGTCTGAATTGGCTGCTCGAATGGCTGAAAAATTTGCACCTCATTTGTACGAACAAAAAAGATCAGCCGCAGATCAAGCATTTGCATTAGCAAAGGGTCAAGATGTGGAACATGGGGTGAACTTGAAAATAGCACCCACATTAGAGAGTCAAATGTAATGATTTGGTCTAATACCCGTACGCGCATTGATCCTAAAAAACCAGAAGCAATTGGTTATTGTGACTTAACAGGTTTTCGCGTAATGCGTAAAGATTTAGTGCAACAAATGGAATATCGGGGGACTCAACTTGTTTGGAATGGGTTTCTTGTTTACAAAGATTTTGTAGACGAGCCAAACCGTCAATCTGGAGCCATTATTTTAGGTCCTGATCCAATCCCAGTTTTAAATCCTCGCCCTGGCTCAAGACCTGAAAAACCTACTGTTCAAGACACTGCAAGAGTGTTATCAGGATATGGTTTTAGCTCGAGCGGCAATGCTGCGAACGCATTTGATGAGAACAATTTAACAGCATGTACTCAAACAGCTCCTAATGGCTATATTGGCTATAATTTTAACGGGACACCTAACATATTGTGGACTGGTATCTTATCAGCTGCGACACTTACTTATACGTTGGTTATTGAATATTCTTTTAATAGCATGCAATGGATGGAATATACTACTATTCCTGCTCAAACCTACCCTTCTTCTGAAATTGTTTGGCTCACGGGAGACGGTTATCCCAGTGGTTCATCATGGAGGATTAGAGAGGTAGGAGGTGCTACGCTAAATATTAGCGAATTATATTTCAATATGCCCACTAAGGAGTAAAAACGATGTTAAAAAATGAATACGCTAGAAAGCTCGGCATTGAAGAAACTAACGGTCGCCAAGAGCTTGAAAATAAAGTTATATCTCCTCACGAAATATCAAATGTTTTGCCTGAATTAAGCGCAAAGGTTGGTTACATACCAGAACCAAAAACAATATTCCAAGAACTTGTTAACCATATGAGACATATGGAAAATAATTTACAAAATCCAAACCAAATGCCTAGTAATGACGGCGATTGGCGAGGAGGAGTATCTATTGAAATTAGAGCGCCAAACCAAGTTCCAGAACAAAACATTCAACAACATGGAACAGCTTTAACCCTTGGGAATCCTTTTGTTCAAACAAGCAAAATGGTAGTAGCTAGGCCTGGTAAACAACGAAAAATGCAATAAGGGGTGTAAAATGGATTACGCAAAAAGATTAGGATTAGATACATCGAATAGCGGTGCTGCGCATTTAATCCGCAAAGCTGGCCTATCGCATGATGGCGGTAGTGAAGGTAAAGTTTTAGAGAGAAAAGTCTGTCGCAAAGCGGATGGTGGTGGTGTTGCTGCTGAATATAAAAAAGGTGGTAGGATCAAGCGTGCCATGGGCGGCTATACTTTTGGGGATAATGTTTTGGGAAACCCCGATCCTTTTGGATTGAAAAAAGGCGGGAAAGTTTGCAAAAAAGCCGATGGTGGCGGCGTTGCTGCTGAATATAAAAAAGGTGGCCCCACTAGAAAAAGTAAAAATAAAGATATTCGTTATTTAGAACGAGACGAACGTTACGATGTGAAAACCCATCGTGGCAAAAACGCTCATCACGCAGTCGAGGATATCATTCATGACATGAAGCCTTTGCATAAAGCCGCTGGCGGTGCAGCTAAAAAGAGACTTTACGGTATCTAAATAAGGGGGAGAAAATCCCCTTTATTTAACCTTCTCATATAGGAGGATGTTCTTTGTTTACCTTATATCGTTCAGTAGCGAGACGATGATCTTCATTCGCTGTTTTTATCTCAAGCTCTGAAATTTTGATATCGTTGGTTCTCAACATTTTTTCTTTCTCAAGCAAAAGCTTTTGCATATCAACCTGATGCTTTAAATTCATCTGCTCCATTTTTTGCTCAAGTGCCTGCTGTTTAATTTCCAAGTCTTTTAACATAATCATTTCAGGTGTTACCTGTGGTTGCTGATGTTGTTGCTGTTGCTGCTGCATTTTTTGAGCGGCTTGAGCTTCCATCATAGCGATTTGATTTTGTTGCTGTGGTGGCAATTTTTCAATATTAGGAGGCAACATTTGATGCATTTGTTGTTGTAGCTGAATTTGATATTGAAACGCTTCATGCTCTTTAATGTGAGCGTTAAGCATAGCTAAATCTTGAGCGCGTTTAGGATCAGAAGATAATTGCGCCATGATAGATTGATGCACAATCATATGAGCTTGATGATCTTGAGCAATGTAAGCCATGACAGGCTCGCTTTTTAAAATCCTCATATTTTCAGTGCCTGGATCAAGAGAGGGAGGAGGAGATGCTTCTTTTGGATCAGGCAAGATTTCAGATATGTTGGGCACTTTCAAGTCATTGTAAATACGTTTATAAATTGCATGTAAATTGTGAAGGTGAGGCGCTTGTTGAGCCATTTTTAAAATAGCTTCGTTGCGCATCATGCGATGGGCTAGAGAATTTAAATTGGGGTCGCTAACGGGGATAATTGTGAAATTTTGAGCAAAATCTTCGCCCATAATAATTTCAGTGGAATTTTGGCCAACGTTAAATGGGTATTTAATTGTCGAATAATGGCGTGCGATAAGGTTGTAAATAAGGGTTAACTCGTCCCCCATGGCTTGGTGCAAACGGCTCATTACTGAACTTGGTATTTTGGTGTGTTGATCCAAAAACGCAAACGCAGTAAGGAGTGGAGCGTCTGCATGCATTTCTTTAAAGTTTTGATTAACAACACCTGAAAAAGTCTCAATTCCTTTTTCCATTTGCTCTTTTAAAGTTAGCAAAATTTGAGAGGGTTCTTTATAAGGGAAGGGCATAATGACATCGTGAATCGGCATTCCACCTGTATCAATTGCGCCCCACTCACAAGGACCTATATCCAAATCGTTATCGCTGATTTTCATGCTGGCGGAACGAACTCCACCGGGAGCAGTAGCAATTTTACCAGAATCTACCAACAAACGGGTTAATTCAGTCGCGTTTTGCGCAAGGCCACCCGCAAGTTGAATGAGGCCTGTGCCATAAAATCCTAGACCTGGTGTGTAGATGTATTGTGTAAAACATTCAATCCGTTTATAGGTTTGGTCGTTTTCTTCCCAATTTCTGTAAATTGATAAAATCGCTCCATCCACAGCTGAAAGAGTCACAATATAAGGTTTAGGTTGACGTAGTTGGCCGTCTTTTGCTTCGTTATCCTCATCAATTATTAGATTGCAATGACATTCCCAAACTTTATAAAAAACAGTTTGAGGTGAATGAGGGTCAATCTCCCCTTTAATGTCATCTAACGTTTCTGTTAAATCTTGAGTGGCCGCATCATCATCTCCACTTTCTGTATCAGCAATTTTTAGTTTTTTGTAAAACCCAGCACGTTGACGCTCAATTAGCTCTTGTTTTGTGTATTTGATGACATGGGTCATACGAATAGCGGATGCTAGGGAGGTGACGCCATAATTAATAATAAAATCTTCAGGGGGTACGTATTTCGAGCTTGGACGTTTTAAAATAGGATCCCAGAATGTTTTTTTAAAAACTGACCCTGCTAAAGCACAAATGAAAAAAGCGGTTTCGCAATCTGGGTAGAATTCTTTATCAATAGCTGTGAGAAGGATATTACAAAATTGCTGGACACGGTAAGCCGCATCATCCGATGCAGGATCGATGGCGTCTGGCGTTCTTACTTTGACTGGTCCTTCAGGGGGTAAAAGTTCTGCTCTGGCTGCCGCTACAAAACCCGTGGCTTGCGTTAACAAAACGGGAGAGATAACTTCGTTTTGATTTTGAAGATAGCCTTTTTGGTCTTTCTCTCTAAAGACGTTTAAACCTAAGAGTTTGATGCCCTTGGTATACATTTGCAACCAAGGGGCTCTTGAATCTTGATCAGCTTGGATGCCATCTTTTAGGGTTCGACTAATTTTTCTCAAGGTGTAATCATCGAGAAACCCATCCGCTAAGTTGGCGTAATGTGACACGGGCTGCATATTGCGGCGGTTGTTGGGCGCCAAATCTACAATTACACCGCCTTGAGGCGTTGAAAAAATGTCGTTTTCCAATTTTAGAATCCTTTTTTAATGACCAAATCTATCGTAGGGAGGAGGGGGATTTTGTTGATTGTAGGCGTCTGATGGGCCATACGATCTTTGATTTTGCCTCTCTCTAAAATTAATATTGGAATTTTTACGTGCCCAAGCGGTCGAGTCAGCTTTTCTATCAGCTAAATTTTGGTAGTAACGAACCTCTTTTTCGTGAGGTTTTAAAGGCCTTTCCGCTAAACATGATCCACCTTTTGTAATGCGGCCATTTGTTGAAAAATCTTTTCCGTAAAATTCAGCAATTGCTTGGCTAAAAAATTCAGGGTGGCGATCGAGAGGGACGGGTCTCCATCCGCGGTAAAACGTGTGCTGCATGTTGCTGACGTCAGGAACTTGCATAACTGCTTCGGTAATCCATCCATATACCATGCCTTCAGGTGGCACAACTGTTGGAGGTAATTGAAGTGGTCCTAGCCAACCTTCTGCCATGCTTGGGTATTCATCCAATTCTCTGGCTTCATACTCTCTTTTTTGAGTTTCGCGTGATTGTCTGCTCATGTTCTTACCTTTCTAATAATTTCCAGCTGCACGGCGTCTTTGCATAACGGCAATTTTATCGCGTGCATAACGCCGGTAACGTTCTGCTTCACTCGGGTTTCCATCGTAATCCCAATCCAAAGCAAATTTTTTCTCTTCAGGCGTTAGCTCAACTGTTGTGGGCACGCCGTCATTGTCAAAACTTATAGGAGAATTGTGACGATTAACGGGTCCTACATTGGTTGGATAATAATTGGGTGGATAAGACGGCTTATTGCTGTATTTGTTTTCCAAGATTTTTGAAACCTCATTAATGAATTGCGGCGTACCAATTTTTTCTTTTTCGCCTCGAATGGTGTAATTCTTTTCAATTTGGCGGCTAATTATTGCTGCTTCAGCGGCTAATTCAGTATCGAATTGCTTAGAATTAGGATCGCACCATGGGTTTTTGTCCAGCCATTCGTCAAAATGTGGGTTTGCTGGCTGCTCAACGGGCGGGTAATAATTTGCGGGTTGAGGGGTATACGGCATGTTTTGTTGAGGTTGGGCATAGGGGGGCATATTGAATTGAGGTTGGGCGTAGGGCGCTGAAAACTGCTCCATGTGACGCCTTTGCTGTTCGGATACTTTCTCTGCGTTAATTTGAGCAATTAAATTAATCGCTTTAACTTCAACTTCGGTATTCCCTTCCATTTTTGCATCTTCGAGCAACTTCATAGCGCTCAATTCTTTTAGCTCCAGATTTTGATCAATCTGTTGCTGAAGCATAGCTTCAAGATTTTGAGTTTTTTGATAAAGAAGGGGGGTGACTTGTTCACTGTAATACGCTCGAGCGTTTGCATTTTGTTCTCGTTCAAAGGCTTGAGCTAAGCGTTGTTGATCATAGCGAGCTTTTCGGCTCAATCGTTCGCTTCTATTTTCTTTGGGTTCGACATCAGCTTTTTTTTGTTCAGGAGCTGGCTCTAATTGAAGTTCATTTGGAAGGTGGGAAAATCCATCATTTTCTTTTAAATGGTTGGTCACCATTGGGATGATGTCGTTTTCCATTTGAAGTTGTTGTTCGTCCATAAGTTATCTCTCTTTTAATAACGGCCTAAGAATTTAATTTGGCTAAGTTGATCTGGGTAATCGAAAGCGTCCAGGATTTTGTCGTCAAACAGCCTACCAATGGTGTGACCGTTAATTTCTGACAAAACAATTTCGTATCGGCGAAACGTGACCCATGAACCAATTTTCCAGGGATATTTGCGGTCGCATTGAGCGCCAATGACTAAGACTTTTCCAACGTTATTTTTATATTTCTCATCTTCGTCCATGCATTTTGGGATATAAAAACCGCTTTCAGTTTTTGTTTCGCCGGTCTCTAATTTTTCGTAATTTTGTTCTTCATATTTGTTAAAAATTTTTAACACGACAAAAGGACCAGATGGGGTAGGGATGGGAACCCCAATCTCTTTTTCGATTGTCTCGTTCCAGGACGAATAAATATATTTTTTGCCATCGTGTATAAAAGAGCCATCTTCTAAACGTTCAATTGTCATGCCTTTCCTCTCAAATCTAAAATATGACTAAGTAAATGGTTATAGGATTCGTTCTCACCTAAGAGATTAAATATTTGATGTTCGTTTTGGGCTTGGCCATTTAGATAGGAATTTGATATTCCAAATTTTATCTCCAAGCATCGCTGATATAATCTGTCTAGAAAATTAACTGAACTAGGATCCCCTAAATCTTCAGTGGACTCGAAAAAATCATGTTTTAACTTTCGAATGATACTCTCAAATTCGTTGAGTCTCCGATAACGTCCTGTAAAATAGTAATAAGAGATGGGATCTGATCGCAGTTGGTCAAAATTAAATAAATTATTTTCAATTTCCTTTTTCTCGTAGGCGACAAATGAGAAAAGGTCGTTCAAAAGATTTGTTAAATCGCTCATAATCCTCGTACGGGTATGAATTCAGAATCAGGTTTATAATTGATTGTGAAATAATTTCAACTGAAATGCGAATTATTTTTTTAATTTCTAATAAGATTAGTTTTTTGAGCGGTAACTCGGCCTTTTAGGCGGGGGCTCGTAGTCGGTTTTGTGTTTAATCCAGCCAGAATCCAATAGCCTCTTGAGTGCTTGTGTCATTGAGTCCACTAAATCGTTAGATTCAGAGGATGGGAATAAAGCTGCCATATCTACCATAGTCTTTGCATAGCCTCGGAGTTGAGTATATGCAGGGGGTCTAGCAGGAACCCATACACGCCCACATTCTAGAATGGGAGAAACGATTTGTGCCCTTTCCATTTTTGAGCCTTTAGGATTGAACCTGGTCACCATAATGCCTGCTCGTGATAGATCTTGAATAAGGGATAAACCATTTGCTTTGGCTTCGACCAAAACCATATCAGGTTTACACTCTCCTATAAGAGGATTTTCCAAATCGGTGTCATGATAGTTCTTGTACATGCGTTGAGCCATGGAACGAAGTTCGGGATATTGAACTCTTCCTCTCCATAAATCGAGCAAAATAACGTGTTCAACGCCGTATTCATCTTCAAAAATTCCCCATGTGGTACAAGCAGAGAAAGCACCAAGCTCGGAGAGAGCTGTATCCCACGATTGGAGGACAAATTTGCAAGGTGGTGGTGATTCTTCTGTCCACCATTTCCAGTATTGTTTTTTGAAAATTCCCCCTTCGGCAGGAGCTGGCCGCTGTTGAAGCTGACCTGCTATAAGGTAAGGAGATCCTAAATCTCGTTTAATAGTTTCAAGTGCTTCGGGTGTGACAAAGGTTGGCCATAACAATTCCCCTTCGGTTTTGCGAGGGTCACTCCAGGGCTCGGGATAGGTGCTTTTTATGGGGACGGTCGTACAGCGGTTATGAGATTCAAATTCCATTGGGAGACACAAATGCACTAATCCTGGAATCTCTTTATCCAAAATATGCTGGGTCAAATCCATCATGGAAAGACGTTGTTGAATATCAATTCTTGCCGTTTCGGCCGCACTGTTACCTCGGGTCGAAAATACCTGATCTCTCCATTCTCGTGCCCGTTGGTTTTTAATAACACTATAAATATCTCGAGCATCATTGCCGTCATCAACCACAAGTATATCACCACCTTCACCGCTAAGTCCGCCGCTAACCGTGGCACATAAACGATATCCTAGCTGGGTGGTATTAAAACGTATTTTTGTATTGGAATCCTTAACCAATTTTACGTGATAACCCCACAACTTTTGAAACCATGGTGATAAAATGAGACGGCGGCATCTCACACTGTCTTTTGTTGCGACTTCCAGTTTATGAGAGGCAAACACCATTTGCGTACTTGGATTTTTAATAAAACACCAAACAGGAAAAATTACCGCACAAAGTGTGGATTTCATGGTTCGTGGTGGCTGATTAATGAGAAGGTTCCGGATAATTTTAGCTTGGATAAGTTCTAGGTGTTCGGCAATTACTTGAATGTGCCAGTTATCTCTAAACTCTCTTCCCCCTTCAACCCATTTCCATGCGTGCCGTGCAAAGGTGTGGAGATCGTTTTCACATTCTTTTTTGATGCGTTCTTCTTCTTCGGTTAATGTGGCTGGGATAAACGTATGTCGCTCAAGGGAGAATTTATTTTGTAATGTTTTAATAGCGTTATATTTCATTGAGTCCAGGATTCAAATAGGCCTAGCTTCAAACCAATGAAGAATGCAATGAATGGCACAAAATTATATTGTGGCATGGTGAGGTAACATCCCAATAAACCAATTAACATAAAAATTGTGAGCAAAAAAAATAATCTGCGAAACATAAAAATTTGATAAATAAAAAAAAAGAGTTAGAAAAAATAAAAATTTTATTCTTGCGGGCGTTGTTGGAAAGCTCGTATTTCTTCAAATTGTCTTTTCAATTCATCCATTTGTGGAACGACTTGAGACATTTCTAAAGCTTTGGCTTGGCTTTCAAGAATTCGGGTTAAATATTCGGCTTCATCGCCAGAAATTTCACCTTCTCCTAATTTGCTCATAACAATGTTTGTACATTCGAGCAAATCATCAGGTGTTTTAACTTTTGGTAGAGAAAGACAAATATAGCCTTTTTTTGGAGCGGGGCATAGTCGGTCGACAATAATTTTAATGGCAGCTGTATCGCCCTCAACTGCTCGGTTATATAGAACACCCACAATATCGCCCGCTTGGGCAGTCATTTGCTCTAAGAATCTTTTGGTGACGGTTATTTTTTTAGGTCTACCCAAAGGATTTGGGGAAACGCCTTTTTTAAAACGCCATGCTTTTTCATTCTCCTCTTTTTTTAGATCGGTCATTTTAAATTCTCTTTCCTATAAATTTGATTGTTCGTTTTCTAGCAAAGAAATAATATCATCCACAATCTCATGTATGCTTTTGCCGTAAATGTAGATCACATTATTTTTTCGCATGCATCTTATTTTGGCGTGGTCTTTGTCGTCTAGGTCATAGATAAAATCGATAATGGTGAATATTGGACACCATTCCGTGTTGTTCTCTTTGTAGGGTGTCATTCCATCAGAGTTAAATGTTCGTTGAATATTTTTAGGCAACCAAATCGCCCCTATAAGATCGCTCGTGCAGACATAGCTTTTAAATAAAAACTGTCGATCTTCTTTTTCTTCATCAAGATTTTCTATTCCATTGACCAAAAAAGAGGGGGGCGTGATGAAAAAGCTATCAATATTCTCCTCTCTTAATCGGGCAATCAATTCAGTTTTATCAATCGGGCCATTTTTGACTAAAAAAGGGGTCGTCTCTTGGGGTGAATTAATTTGTTCGAGAAACGAAGCGGGAATGGATTCAGGATTTTCAACGTATTTTTTAAATAGTTTAAGGGGGATCCCTAATAATTCAGCGGCACTTGAGTGGGGTAGAGGATTTTTTTCTAGCCATTCTTTAAAAGAAATACTCATTGATAGCAGCTTCCCCTTTTAATTTTTACTTTTTATCTTAAATAATTATAAAAATCGCCAGGGGAATTATCAATTAAAATTCTAATGTAGTTAGAATTATTTATTTTTTAACAAGCAGAGACGGTCGTAGGTTCGGGAAATTAAAAGATAAGATAAAAGGGAATAGGTAATTATTGAAATTATGGGTAGGAAAGGATGGATTTTATAAAGCAGGGAAAACATTAAAATAAACAAAACAGAAACGGCGGCGATGGTAATTTTTGGTAAAATTGATCGAAGATCCTTCATAGTCTTTCTCCTTATTTGATATTCACGCTGTAGGAATTTGGCGTTGCCAATGAGGAGGGGGTATCAAATGTTGAAATTAACATCCACGCTCCTATAACCATTAACCACACCACGGTAATTAGAGATTCCAGTGAATGTCTCACTGATATTTCCCCGTTTCTATTCTTAGGAAAAAGATGAGGGTTTTGATCTCTAAAACTTTTGAAAGTAACATGGGCGTGCCCTCGAACTAGTATCAAAAAAGATTGAACTAAAATCAAAAGGGCACAAACACGCCAGAGAATTGTTAAATTATCCATTTTTAACGTTTAACTTGTTTAAAAATTCTGTGTTTTCATCAATGGGGGTTTCGGATTCGTTAACAACAAATTCTCCGTCAATAACCTCAAGAGGCAAATCTATTTCTTTATTAGCATCCAAATATTCGTCTGCCATCACCGCATGTTTTAACCTAGCTGCGTGATGATTAGCATTTAGCGTGATGGGTAGATGTTTAAAAACACGGCGAATTACAGTTTTTTTGTACATTTCTTCTGGAGATTTGCCCCAAGCGGCACTATTTTTCCCGGGACTTTCTTTGCGAATATTTTCAATCTCTCCCGCGAGCATAAAATCAAAATATTTTTCACCATTGCTTAAAACAACCGTCACATATGCACCTAGAGATTTCCCTCTCCCACTAAAAGAGAGATTTGGTTTGTGAATGATTTTGGGATCCATTCCCATTTCGTACTCAAAAACGTCATTTTCATGGACGATGATGGGTTGCATTTTTTTGACGACTCCGCACCGATATGCTAATTCAGTCATGCCGCGATATCCCATCATAAGAGAACATGTTGGTACACCTTTAATATTTCGAGCAATAAAATGTGTTTGTCCTAAAGCAGGGTCTGGGTCTAATCCAAAGTAAGCGCAACGGCGCACTGCCATTTCGATGCTTTTAGGCGTGCATTCCATAAGCTCCGGGGATTCTTGTATTATAGCCAAAGACGACTTTATAATTCGGTGAGATGTCATTCCTATGCCTGACGGGACTGTTTTTTCAATAGCAGCAATGAACTCCGTTGATTGGAACCTTTCAGCCAGTCCTTTGAATTGAGACGCTACCCCAGATTTATTTGTCGGTGTAAAACCTTTGGGATTATCGTTAATTGATGACATTTTTAAACTCCTTTTCTAATATTTATCTAATAATATCTTATTGTTAGCTTTGTTAAAGTTGAATTAATCTTTGCTTTCCTAATCATATGGCTAAATCAAACTGACGAAAGGTTCACGCTTAAAAGTTTGAGCCATTAATTCGTTTTCTGTAAATTCTTCATCGTGGTAAATAATTTTTTCACCAGTTAGCAAATCAACGAACCCATGTTTTTGGTAATCCGCTAAACTTGATATATCTGCCCTGCTTAAATCCAAAGTTTCAGATAAGTTGTTAACTTTTTTAGCAAAACACTCAACGGGGGATTCTTGGTTAAAAACCAAACTCCATACATCCCAATCATTGCGTTCTTGGAACCATTCATACGAAAGGCTCACAAATGAAGCGGGGGATGTGTAATCTGTAGGAAATAAATTCACTTTTAGAAGCTTTGAAAAAGAAGGACGGTGCTGCCATTTTGTTTCAATTCTTAAAAATTCGCTATCAGTTGAAACCATCTCGTTTTCAATTAAAAACCTAAAAAATTTAATTTTATCTGACAGGCTTATTTTTTTATAGTTAGGCATCAGAAATCTTTTATTCATGTTAATCGCTCGATTAAACAAGTAATCTGTAAACTTCGCTAATCCTATTTGAGCATCCCGTTTTATTAAGGGGAGGCGTTCAAAGGTATCTAACTTTTTGTATTTCTCAAAATCCCATATTTCAGGAATATTTTTAGTTGCAACGTCATATAAAATATCTTCTTCAATCCTATCAACGTTCTTGTAAAATTCTCTTAAATTCACTTTTTTATCTCCTTATAAAATATTGTAAATTGCATCATCCACTAATAAAAGTTGAATTCTCTTCTTTAATACAACTTCTAATTGAAGCTTTTTCAGATTTCCAATCCATCCCTAAATCGGATATTTTGCTTTGTGTTTGTTTAATCCGCTTTTTTAAACGCTCCATCTCGACCATTTGTTTTTTTAAATCAATCAGGTATTTTTTGCCTGACTCAGACTCAATAAGTTTTTTTCTCACAAAAAAATCAAGTTCAGTCGCTTGGGGTAGAAAAGATAAAATACTATCCTCGCCGTAGACGGGGGGCGTCTCGGTCATTACATGGTTTTCCCAAAACTCTTTTTCTTTTTGAATCAGTGTTTTCTCGACTTCCATGTGTCTTTCATAGCGGAATAGCTTTAAATCGTTTCCTCCTACCAGTACCACAATATCTGCGTAGTCAGCGTTTAAAACGGCACAGTAGTGAGCCACTTGTAAGTAATATGGCCAAGGGGTTAAGTTATACCTCTCTTTTTGCCAATGAGCAAATTGATAACTGGACGTTGTTTTGCACTCTAAAATCGCATTCTTGCCCACAATCAACCCGTCAACATTCGCCCTCATCCAAGAATATTCTGGATGAACAAACGTTTCAGCTGGTTGAGTTACCTCAACCTCCATCGTCCGTTCGTATTGCTTAATTAAAACTGGTTCAAGCAGGTTTCCCCATTCCATGGCAGAATTTGAATCGACAGGTTCCCCTAACCCTATTTTTTGTAGATAAACATCAAATTTATCTTGATAGCCAGACAAACCCATAATTGCAGAGACGTCTGACCCTCCAATACCAAGGTGTCGTTCGGATAATTGTTTTTCTGTTAACATTTCAATTCCTTTAATTTTCTTTTGTATTTTTCATCAACGAGCGCACGCTCAAATTTAGGGTCGATAAAGTAGACATGTTCATCATCAAGAATCTCACCATCTTCGTCTACGTATTCCACACATTCTTTCTCAAACTCTCCAGCCCCAATATGGTATGTCTTTTCTCTTGTTTGAGTGTAGTCCTCAACTGGTATGCTGGCTCCCACCACTACATACTCATGATTGATTTTGACGTTCTTCCTAACTCGGTTGTAATCAGAAGTCGGCACTAAAAAGTATTGACCTTGCGTGCTGGATTCTCCAAACGGCAGCATAAAATAATCAAAGTTATTTAATGTCTTGTAATTCGCAGATACGACATACAGGCCATCCTCATCAAACTCATCCATATCGTTTTCAAATTTTAAAAACGTTAATTCGCTCACTCTTTCTAGCCAATCGAACCATTGTTTAGTCATATTTAATTTCCAATTTTTTTTTGTTGTTATATAAATATGTTAAAATGGAAAATGTGTTATTGGAAGTAGAATTTGAGTTTATTTTTCTACTTTTATTAGATATTTACAATGAGGAATTTTGGGCAAAAAAAGGGGAGGGACAACTTGCCCCCCCCTGCGGGTTTTTAAAGATATTCCGCAAGGAAATTTGGCGGAAAATTATTCTGAAGCTGTGCCCTAATTCTATCAACCTCATTTTGATAATGCTGCGACATCTCAATTTGGAACTCAATATTAGCGTTTACTTTGCCCATTTTATCCAAGAGGTCGTTGAGCATTTTTTTTAATTCATTAAAAAATTGTGCATCTGTCATTTTTACTCTCCCCCAACGACAGGATTTTGTTCCATATGCTTAAGGTAGTTGTAAATTACCTCTACCCCTCTTCTTTTAATATCCATGAACCGATGAAATTTTTCCTGATTCCCATCTAAACGGTCGAGTGATTGTTTTTCAAACACCAACAGAATTAACTCGTGCCTCATTTTAAAATTCTCAGCGGAAGTAGTATCGAGATACCAGGTATTTATAGTGCCCTGAGAAAGTGTAGAAGTATCAAGCCATTCCATGGCGCATTTATCTTTTATAATTGTCATTTTCAATTCCTTTTAGTTTAATGTTATATTTTTATACACCCAAACATAAATTATCTGAATGTAATTATATGTTAACTTAAAGGTAAAAATAGTACAGTTGAATTAATTCGACTTTTTCTATTACTGGTTGATGGATTTTCTCAATTCTTTGCTCTAGCCACTTTTTTCATTTTTTCTATTTTTCATGTTTGAAATTGATAACTAAAGATGAGGCTCTATCAATATGTTTGCCCCACAGGTGTTTCTTTTTGCCGCCGTAAAAAGTTATTTCAATATCGCTAATTTTAGTTTCATCTTCGTATTGCAATAAAACTGGGTTATGCCCCTTCCAAATGTTGATATCGCTAAAATAATATGACCTTTCACCTTCTTGAATTTTTAGGAAAAATGGCTTCTTCCCAATAATATCAAGCTGCATGATACAATACACAGTTCCTCTTGCGGTCAACGAATAATCTAAGGATTCATGAGAATGACCCATTGTAGCTACATAATTAAAAAGTTCGACAATCGCCAGCGGATGAATTGGTTCAAAATTCTCCAGAATATATTTTTTGTAATCTTCTCCCACGGAAAAACGTCTTATGCTTTTTTCTAAAATCTCTCTAAATTCACTGACTCGTTCATGCTTATCCGCAATGTTTTTATAAATTTTTTCCCAACTCCCGTATTTTCTCTCATTCATACAAGGTTCCTCATCCATGCTTTTAGAAAGTTTTTTCAATCCCTCATTCCGCATCTTGCAAAAATCATCGTAACTCATTGTTCCCATAATTATTTTTCTTGCTCTCGTTCATACACGTTGTCGCCGTCAATCACCAAGGACTGCCCGTTTTTAAATTTTAAAACAATCTCATTCCCATGTTCTTTTGTTTTTATCTTCATAAGTTCAATAAATTTTTGAAGCTCTGGCGTAAATTCCATTTTATTTTTGTTCCTTTTTATCGCGATTTAATTCAGCAATTTGTTTTTTGGGGAATCCGCTGAAAATTTCTCTAACTGCTTTTCTAAAGATTCAATCCCTTCATCAATAACACCTACCATTTTACGTACTTCTGAGTCAGTCATTTCTCTCAAATTATAGTGTTTTCCCTCGGTTTGTTGAGCTTCCTCTTTTTCCATCTTATCTTTATCTTTATAGGGGATGATCGCCATTCCAGGGGGAAGGTCGTTTTCAAAAATACCGCAAATAATTTCAAAACTATCATCTGGTTTAATAACTTTTAAACGCACAAACGCTTCAATAGCAAAAACGCAGGTAATCAAAAATTGCGAATGCCAAATACCTAGGTTGGCTTTCATAAAAAAGTCAGAGGCTTCCGTAACAAATTTAATGCTTTTATTAAATTTTGCAGACATGTAATTAAGGGTTTGGATTAACGCAAAAGCTTTATCTTTTTCTGCAATATCTTTTTTCTCACGGAGTTCTTCAATAAAAGAGTGCAGCGCATCTCCATCAAAAAAACCTATCGGACGAACGGTTAATTCCCTTTCAAAAAACTCTGAATACCCAAAATGATTTCGTTTGCCTGCCGCTTGGTGCTGAACAATTCTTAAAACATCATCAATTGTTTCAACAGGGTTCTCTTGCAAATGATCACGGATCGCATTAACTGTATCGAGTATGCCCGCTCGATTGCTTTCTTTAATTTTTTCAGCTGTTCTCATTTTTCTCTTTCCTTTCTAACTTCTCTAACTCTTTTAATACTTTTTCAAAACTTTGGATTGCCTCTTGATGTTTTTTGAACCCAAAAAACAATTTCGTGCCTCCAAATCCTATTAGCGTTCCTGCCAAAAATATTTGACTTAGGGAATGTGTAGACGTGATCCATACCAAGCCGTTCATTACGGCAAGAATCGGCAAATCGCACTCTAGAATTAATTCAATTAATTTTGGTTTAAATTTTTTCCATGTTTTGGAAGAAACTTTTCCTTTTCCTAACGGCATGATGTGCCCTTTTTCAATCAACTCTTCAATCGTATCGTTGTCTAGATAGTATTCTTCTTTTTTCATGACTTTTCTTTCAATTTCCCTTCTAATTCCGCCCATTTATAAAGCACGAGGTCTGTAAATATATAAAAATCTGGCCAAGCAATATTTTTAAAATCGCGGTAATTTTTTATAGCATACATAACATGTTCGTTAATTGTGTCCTCAATAAAACCGTCATCCATTAATTCTTTAACGTAATCTTTAAGAATAAGACCGTCTTTTTTAAAACATTCATGTTCCAATCGTTCGTAAAACTTTTTTGGTTGCAGCAACGACAATAAAATACGGTTATTTTGGGATTCCCCTTTTAGGAATTTGTCGTAAATTTCGGGAATCCAATAACCCGCCATGGTTCCCATGCGGGTGACATATCTAATCAAAAAATTGAGTTGCTCACTTTCTTTTAATATTTTTTGCGGATTTTTTTTAATTTTGTCTGCAACGTCGTCCCAAAAAGCATAAGCGGCATTGATATCGTTTCTTAAATCTAATTGATAATCGGCAGGTATTTTGTGTGTAAATTTAATTTCCTGGGTTTCAACATCCCTCTCCATAATTCCAAGGCTAATCAATTTCTTACAAATTTCTAAAATTGTGGGATGCGAATAATCGATTTTGCCATTTTGATTAAATTCCAAACTCAACAAACCAAGATCGCAAATGAGGCTCTCATCCAACTTATTAATTTTTTGAGCCATGTCATAATCAAATATATTGTTGAGACCCACATAGCCGCACGCTTGATAAAATAATTCAGTGACCGCTGCAAACTCTTCTAAAATTTCTTCATCTGTCATGATTTTAATTCCTTTTCTTAAATTTGGTGATATTGGTTATGCTTTTTTTTGCCTCACAAAACTCAACTTGTGACGTTTTGGTACGGGTTGGTTTTAATGAAGCGTTTTATTTTTTAGATTTTTTTTAAAAATATATTCCCAATCAGTTTTGTGGTTCATCATATTGATAAATGGGCTTTTGTCTTGCTTGTCGCTAAGGTTTGCAATAAAAATTAAAGCTATTTCTTTGCCTTCGTCATGACAAACTGTAAAAGCTTCAATTTCAAAACCATTTTGAAAAATAGTTTCGATTTTAAAATTAAAACGATTTGCTCGGCACAGATTAGAAAAAGATTTTACAGCACTATTCCAGGATTCAAATCCAGGATTGAAGGGGAGGAATTTAATCACTTCTTCCCAATCATTATTTAAAAAAATCTCTAACTGCTCTAATAGAGCTTCGCAGTGACCCCAATCTTCTTCACTTATGCTGTGTAATTTTTTAAGTTCATCTTTTGTCACTTTCTTCCTTATCCTTCCTAGCAATTCTGAAACAAAAGTTTTTATCTTCCCGTTGTACCTGCACACACTCCATCAAGGTTTTGTCTAAGTCGTGATCCAGAGAGGCATAGGTTCTAACTTGTGCAAAAGAAGTTGGATCCTCGCTTAACTTGTAAGAAATAAAGGTAGCTGTACCTTCTTTTATTTTGGTTTTTACTTCCTCTTTTTCAACAAAAAATATTTGTTGATAGGCATCTGGGAAAACTGGATTATCTATTTCAATAAAATCTATAGAATCCCAATCCTCTGCGAAACATGTTTTTAAAATTTTTTCAACTTCTGCATCATCCGTTAAATCAAATAGTGCGTTGTATTTGAATTGCCAACAAATTTTACTAAATGAAGGTTGCCCTAATTTGAGTTCCATAAAAGGGTTGCCTTCATCATCGGTTACAAGGTCGCAAGTTTTTTTCGTCATTTTTTCCCCTCGGTTTTCTTTTCTATGATTTTGAAAATAAATTTATCGTCTGGCGTCACTACTTCCACGTAGTCCATGGGTTTTTGCTCTGAATCGGGATGCTTAACCCAAAAAATTGTAATTTTCGCAAACGCATTAGGATTAGAAATAAGATGATAATTTTTTATTAAATCGTCCAATCCTTCTATTTTTTCTGTTGTTGCTTTGATATCCACAAAAAATATCTGACCGCAAATAGAGTCACCTATTAATTCTTGATCAGTAATGCTGATAAATTGAAGTGTTCCCCATTCTTTTTCAAAACAAATTTTTAAAATACTCTCAATCTGCAACCCTGTACTCATTGAGTACAAAGGGGTTCCCTTTGCATCGCTAGAGATTTTTAATATATCTTTAGAGGTAAACATCAACTAACCCCTCGGTTATCTTCCATTTCTTGATAAAAATTTATAATTTCGTGGTTAATAAAATATTTTGAAGCTCGCCCTCCAACCACAATCTCGATCGCAAAAGTTGAATCAATGACGTCTGGGATACCGCATATTTTAATGTTTTGTCCAGACGAAGCATGATAATTAAAAAAGTGAATTATTAATTTGGTACAACCGTCAACTCCTGAACGAATCGGTTCTTCTTGTGGGGAACTATAGGATTTTTTTAAATCGTATCTATGAAGCAAATTCAATAACATCTGATCCCTTTTGCCATCTTCGATTTTTTCGATAATTTCGTAATAGCGTTGGTAATCAACCTCTTTAAATTCTGATGTTTTCTTAGAATCATTAGTGTAAAAATTTAAAATCTCACGGTAGTCAAACATGGTAGATTCCTTAATTGGTCAGATAATGAAAATTCTCCAATAAATCCCTTCGTTTCTTTCTGAAATCCATAAATTTTTGAGAAACGTAACAGTACCTATTTTCAAGCGGAGCATCTTCGTAAACAATCTCTAAAGAATATACTAGTTCGATGTATTTGCGTGTGGATGGAACGCTTACTTCCAGCGTGCAGTACTCAATAGTAGCGATTTGGTTTGCCGTTTTATCTTCAGAATCAGTTGATAAACTATAAACAGGGTTGCCGTTTTCATCAATTTTTTCATAAACCGCGGCATCAGAAAACCAATCCCCTGAAAATCCATGATCTGCATTAAAATTAATATATTTAATATCCCCATGAATACCTACATCATAGGTAGGCTCATCTATTAAAATAAAATCAATCCCATCGCTGACTAATTTTATAATTTCTGGATTGGTTTTTAAAATTCTTTTGGTTCTTTCGTCCATTTTATTTCCTTACTTTGTTTTTTCTAAGCTAAATTACTTCATCCAAATGTTTGTTTTTAAAAACAAATTCATAAGCCTTTTTACTGATAAAATAAAAACTTTGTTCTTCGATTTTTATTTCAATGGCATATGCATTCTTGAAAACATAAGCTTCAAACTTGGCATTATTTTGCTCTACATTTGAGTTTGGATCGTCAATTTCAACATCCTTTTGTTCTAAGTATGAGACAATCACAAACGTGTGTGTGTCTCCATGCGGGCTAAAATCTTTTACCGTGGTGTGGTAATCGTAAATATTTTCTTCAAAAATTTTATATTCATTGTCCACAAAATACATCGTTCCCAAAACTCGGCTGAGTTGATCCATAGCGTTTTTTAAGACAAAAATAGGCACAAATTTGGATAAATCTAGCTTATTTTCTGTGGCTTGTTCGAGAAGGCTTCTATGCGGGTTCATTTTCTTTTTTCCTTTCAGTTAGAGGGGGGGGGGCTGTTGCCCCCTCTATTAAATCTCGTTAATGATTTGGTCAATATTTTGATTTTTATTCATGAATTTGTACATTTTTTTTGAAACAAAATAATAGGTATTGTCGTCTGGGGCATCAATTACCGCAGCATAAGCACCACGTTTTACATCATTCATGTATTCATTCCAATCAATTAAAGTACCATCCTCACGGTAATTCTCGCCGTTGTTGTCTGGAGATTCGTCATCAAAACGCTCATTCAAAAAACTAATTTCCACTGCCCAATCAGCGGTCTCTGTCGGCTCTGCTTCTCGAAATTCGCTGTAAGGAAAACCTTCTTCAGTTTTCTTTAAATCTTCCATGATCTCGAAATCTCTATCCTCATTTGACCATCGATGGCGTGGGCGAGCATTAAAACGAATCAATTTCATAATCTTAATGCAATCATAGTAGCTATCTTCGTCTACTTGATAAAAATCATCTCTTTTGTTGGTTAAAATAGTGTCTAAAATTTTGTAATTGTTTTTTTCGTTAGTCATTTTTTTTTCCTTTTCTGTAAATGTTAAACTTTTTTCTTATATTTTTATGTTAGTTTTGTTTTCCGTGTTGTTAAAGTTGAATTTTCTTTCTTTTTTCTACTGCTGGTTATTGGTTAAGCTCTTATTGATATAGTACTTGTCATCGCAGTATATCCAGTAAATAACGCCAGTTTTTCTGCATTCTTTTGCCGCTACGGCGGATTTAAATTTAGTGCCAATACCCATAAAGTCACGATCATCAGATGCCGCATCCCCTATTTGATTAAATAGCTCCTCCGCCACATTTTTATTTACCTCAATAAAATCGTTTAAATCCGTGTTTTGAAGTCTATAAAACTCTAAAAATTCTTTTAAATCTTCGGGTAATCTATTTGTAGTCATTTGTTCAATTCCTTTTTTAGTTGGCAGTCGGTGACAAAATGTGACCAACTGATTGGTTAGGGTTAGGCTGTTTTTCTTTCGTCCATGTATCCCATGGGTTTTAAAAAATCAATGGTCGATTTTGAAACAAAAAATGTTTTTTGTTCATCTTTCCCGTTCGGTTTAATTAAAAAAGCAACGAGTTTTCCAAGCCTGGCGTGATCAGTTGTTGTGAACCAACGGTGAACTCTGGCTATTTGAGTCGGTATGCGTTCCTCATCTTCATCATCTTCATCAATTTGAACGTCATCATAGCCATAAGCATCTAACAAATATATGGAGCAATCGGACTCATCAATAACTTCATAAAGGCAATCCTCGCTTTCCCATATCTTCATGTCTTTTGAATCTATACAAAAATTCGCCATACCACGAACAGCACAATCAAATTGTTGCTGATCTGTTTCTATAAATTCTTCGTTTCGGCCAATTACATCTACAATTTCTGGGTTATTTAATTTCATAGTATCAATTCCTTTCAGTTAAAGGGGGCTGTTGCCCCCGTTGTTATGCTGCTTGTTTGCGTTTTTTTTCCCAATTTTCGTTAACCACATCTAAAATGATGGCTTCACTATAAAAATAGTTGTCACTTAAAAATAATCTGTCTTTAAACCTCAAAGCGATGAGTTGATTAGGTTTTGTACCTTTTGAAGTATCACGAATAATGCCTAGTTCAGGAAATACACCCCCCTCATTCCACACGGTTTCTAAATCCCATTCCTTCACAGATCCCAATCTTTTTTTATATATGGTTTCTGAAACTTCAATCAGCGAAAAATATTCATCAAACGTTATGTTTGCGTTACGTAAAATTTCATGCTCTTTTATGGTAAATTTAGTCATAATCTCAATTCCTTATGTTGGTAAGGGGGCATAGCCCCCGTGGGTTAATAATAAATAGCGTATTGGTCGTGGTCATAATTGCAGTTGTCGAACGCCCCATTCAAATAGCGTTGATAGCGCTCTTGTTCTTCCTGAACACGCTCCATTAAATTTTTAATTCGTCTGGAACCGTAATAATTTATGTTCAAATAATATGCACATGCTGGCCTGCCATCCTCATTGATTTTGGCGTCAACCGCAAACATGGCTTGGTCGTCCGTACCTTCATCGTCAATCGGCATGCGTTCGGAATAAACTCTTTCTTGAATTTTCTCAAAAACAGGAAGCTTATAAGAATAGTAGCCTGCCGCCGCTTTAAAAACGTCAGCACTTACTTCAAATAATCCTGCAATATCCTCTGGCGTCAATCCAGCTGCATCAAAGCGGTTTAATTGGTTTTGTGTAAAATTTGTCATAATCTCAATTCCTTTTGTTCAATTTATATGCTTAGAATAAGCTATGTATTATTGCTTTTAAAGTTGAAGATTTATTGCTTTTTCTATTAATAGTTGATTTAATCTGGGATAGGGATAAACCAAGCTTGAAAAGATTTGTTTTAATTATTTTCTGTGAAATTCTCTGGATAGGTACTTTTTTAGACGTACCTTGATTGTTTTGAGGGGATTTATACCCTATTATTGCCTTTAACAGTCTCATATTTTAAATTCCAATTTTATAAAAGTTGACTTATAAAACTAGCTTAAAACATGGGTTTTGTGGGGGAAAGTAGAAAGAATGTTGAGTTTTCAACTTCTGGACTTTTTGAAGATAACAGTTACTAGTTTTTCTGCTGTTGTATAGACAAGAAGTTTGAGGATGTGGGGGCGTGGGTAAAAATAGTTTAACACGTCTTGTTGAGCGAATACAGGGGTTTTTGAAGGGGTTTAAAATGAGTGTTAAAGGTATAAACTGGAAAGCGTTAGTTAAAGAGACGCTTATTAGACGCAAAGCTAAGGGCTTGACTCAAAAGGCTCATGCTGATGTTTTAGGGATAAGCGTTCCAACCTTGAGCAAGTTTGAATGTGGCGAAACGAATATGAGTTTGGATATTGTTTTTAAAATATTAGATTCTGTTGATTTGTTAGACAAACCTGCATCTGCTGAAAGAGCGGACTTTGAACGTTTTATTGAAATGGGCAATAGCGTTTATCGAAAACTTGAAGGCACAAATGACGCTTATTTCTCAATGGCTTGTCAGATACATGAGAGCTGGCCTTATGGCGGCAAATCGTTTTTAAGAAATGACATGAAGCAGTTAAAATTTTATCCTTTAGTAGCTCAACATCTGATAAGGCCAAACACATTTCGTTTTGATGAAAATCCTGTGTTTCCTCAATTAAATTATTTTGGACTAACATCAAAAACCAATCAGCCATTAATCTATGCGGCTAATCAGTACTTTGAAGATATGCAAGCTCAAGTAATGCCTGGTTCATTTATGGACGCCGTTCAACCTTTAGTGAATATGGCTAAATTTGTTTATTATTGCATGGATATAGCAGCTGAATACACTAATAATCGTAATTGCAAATACTCATTTTCTATCACATTTAACCGCTTGCTGGGGCGAATCATGAGGAATCAGAGCTTTCCATTGAATGGAACGATGGTTGAACCTGAGTGTTCGGGGGCTGCTATTCAAGATTCGGTAACGCTAACTCTAGACATTTTCCCTTATCAAACCAATGATGATACTTTGTTCGATTTGGCGTTGCCTTTGTACCAAGCTTTTGGCTTTTCAAAAGTTCCAAAAAACGTAAGAAAAAATTATAACGAATGGGTTTTAAGAAATGTGCCTCAATGGGCACGATATGATGATGAGGTTGAACAGGCGACGGATGAATAAAGAATATATCGATGCAGCTCAAGAATATCTAAATTTTAAAGTAAAAAATAAAATAAAGGATTTAGAAGCTTTACAAAAAATAACTAATGAATTAAAGCCTTTGTGGGAATTAAGTAAAAAATTTCTTTCAGAGGAATTAATTCTTGGTGACCATCAAATATTTATTTTGTCGGTTTTGTTAATTTTTCAAAAGAAAACAGACATTAAAATAAAAACTAGAAAAGATGTGTTGTGGGATCGATTTTGGATAGATCTTGATGAAAAAATTTTAAATGGAATCAAGTTTGAATTAAAAATTGGTTTGGGTTACGAAATTGATATCAATAATGAAATTTTTAAATTAATAACCCGCAACTTGATTGTAAGCCTGCCGCAAACACCTGAAGAAATTGAAGCTAACGAATTCAAGGTTAAGGTAATCTCTCAAGATCTTTTTGATAAGTATGATGAAAAGGTTTTATTTGCTTTAAAAGAGAAATTACATAACAGATGAATTTGCCTAGAATTCCTCAAAAAGTATTAGACAATTTTCCAAAAGATGAGCCATTCGATTTGAAATTGCTGTGTGAAAAGACAGGTTTTGCGATTGAAGTTGTTGAGGTAGCGTTGAGGTATTTGATTTCTCACAAGTTTATTTCTTTAACTCAAGATGATGGCAAATTGGTTTTAAAAAAGACAGGGAAGTGATGGATTTAAACCAATATTATTGTTATGATCTTTGACCGCTTCTACCTACTTCTTCCCAAAACTCGGCAGCTCTAGCGGATTGTCGTAACATTAAGCCAGTCGCCATGGCAATATTATCTGTGTTTAGAGTTATCCATTGCCATGTTTTCCTGCTACGTTTTTTAAGTATTTTCTCATGAATTAAAGAATAAATAACATCTTCAGGGTCAATCTCTAGTTCATTAAACATTTCTCTAAGAATTTTAGAAAAGAAATATTTAAATTTGTTTAGTGATATTTTGTTAAAAGCAGCTGTGAGTGCGATGGCTGCGATTTCTATATCATCTAGTTTGTTAGATTTTTTTTCACCAATATAGCAATTATGAATAATCTCAACTTCATCAGTTTTAATTTCATACAAATCTTTATCCAAGCTAATTAGTTCAAACACGTCTTTTGCTATTTTCTTCAGGTTGTGATTAAAATTATTATTGCTCATTCTTAATCTTATCTTCATTTTCTTGTTTTATAGAAGCAATGACTCTAGAAAATATTGCATCCTCTCTTATCATCCTTCCTAATTCGTTGTCAGGGGCTATTAGATGAGGTTCCCATAATTCTTGCAATCCTTTTTCTTTTTTTTCTTTAAACTTCATTCTTGATCTTTCCATATCACGGTTAAACCATTGTTTTTGATCAGGGAATGATTATCTATAAAATCTTTCACCCTATCGTTTTCACTTCCGCACGCTTCACCAATAAGCGTATTTTTAAGAAACCGTCCAGTCTCTTTTTTTACCAACAGGATAATCTTTCTATTTTCTTTATCCCATTGTACGTTTTGCAAACACTCTACAATTTGAGGCGATAAGATAACTTGATTTAGCAGACCCCAAATAAATTGATTTAAATTTTTAGATTCCAACTCCGTTAAGTTTTTCTGGGGTGTTGATATTCTTTCCATAAATCCAACGGCAAGTTTTTCTCCAATCTCTCTGTTTCGTTTGATTTGTTCCTGTTCCGTTAAGCCAGAGCTTTTAACTATTTTCTTAGCGGTAGAAACTTTTGGGGCACTGCCGTGGGCAACAATTTGCAATTTACCGCCATCAGGGTAGATCAAGATTTTTCGGTTAGGGTCATGGTGATCGGTTTTCATTTGAACAAGTTTGAAGAAGTCAAAATTCATGACTTTAAGAGCAACCTCTGTGGGGTTTTCAGCACCGTCCATTAACTCATCAAACAGGAATTCGTTAAGCACCACATGCTCAAGGTAGAGCCGCATGTTATCGGTATTTGTTTGAAAATTGTTGATGTAAACCGTTTTGAAATGGGCACAAAGCTGGTTCGTTTTGAGAGGCCTTTCAATCTTCAAAACCCGCTCTGCATCGTTTAGAAAAACATCCAATGGCGTTGTTGGATTCTTGGAAGTGTCCGTTTTTTGGTTTGATTGCGAGATGTTGCGAAAATTGGAAAAATCCAAATTTGAAAAAAAATTTTTTGCTGCTGTATGCATAAATAATTTTATATTATTTATCTTTAAGTGAGTGTCATCGTGACCTATCGCACGATCGCTTGCAAGGGTAGGTAGAGCAGGGGGTTCAAAGGGTTCAGAAAATAGCGTTTTTTCAGTTGGTGCATTTTTTGCACTATCTGGTTTTGCGGAAAGTTTCTGTTGCCAGTAAAGCAAATGGTCTCGGAGTTTACCCGTAATCGATATCTTAAGTTCCTCGAGAAACTCAATAAACAACGGCCAGCAAAAAACCAATTTCGAGGGTTTCTTAAAACCTTGGTTTTCAACTTTCAAAAATCCAATATCTTTCAATTTCTTGAGGGCACGCTTGACCGTACTTTCACTGGTTAGCGATTTTTCAGCAAGAATGTGGATAGCAATGACCTTAGGGGTTTTGAGATTGTACGCCAGTTGATTCACAACTTTTAGCATTCCGTCTGTGAATCCATAGGTTTTTAAAGCTGCGTCTAAATTGTGGTGATGCACTCGGCAGGTTTGTGAAACATAACGTTTTTGAGTTCCAACAACATTATCGAAGCAAAGGGCTAATTGAGACATATCAAATCGACCCGCCAATAATACGATTAAATTTCTCAAAATCTATAGTAATGATTGGACTTTGGTGATGTCGTAGTTTGAGGTCAAAAACACCCATGCGTCTAAGTACGTGATAGGCTCGTCTAATGGTTTGATCATGGCAATTAAAGAATTTAGCTACCTCTTTTTGCCTAATTTCGTGGCCTTTTAAGACCTCATCAACCAGATAAAAAATTATTCTAGTGCCAAATTTCGTAGCTCCAAACTGTTTTAGCCTTTTAACGGCTATTAATTCGGAGTTATTTTTTTCGTCATTTTCCTTGAACGCTAGGTTCTCTGTCGTTTTTTCCATTTTTGCCTATTCCAAATTTTTAACTGTTTTTTGAATTAACAGTTGCAATTTTTTTCCAATGTGTTATAGTTCTTTTATAAACAAAGGCCTTTTTTCTGTGGTTTGATTTCTTTGTCGTGATTTTCCATGGTTAAAGTTTCCTCTGATTTTTTATAGTTCGTATATAATACATAGAAAACGCCTAGTTATTCCAATCTAGGCGTTTTTTTTTGCCATAGATGCTGCGTAATAACAACACTAACAGATAAAAAAATAATCTGTCATCCCCTAAAATTTGTTTTTTTGAAAAAAAGTTTGATTGTTTTTTAAAAATAATAAAATTATAATTCCTGAGGAACCATCAGGTTTTTCAATTCCTCCTTTTGGTTCTGTATATTTGTAATATTAAAACTTTTCTTTTTTTAAGCTCGCCCTACTGAATCATGACCCTCCACATTGTGATTTCGTAGGGTTTTTTTTTCTTTTGTGTTAAAATTGTTTTAGAAGCTTTTTCTATGTTCTTCTATGAAATTTTTATATTTATCCCTTCTTGTTCTTTCAACAGCTTGTGCCAATGAACCTACTTTAGACATCGCTCATCCCATTCCTCGACACGGTTCAGAAGGTTATGATTCTCCACATTTGGCTATTGATTTAGCAAGATTGCGACATAATGAAGTCAGAGCTGAAGTAGCTAGCGGGATGGAAGCCCGTCACACATGGCATAAAATTTCAAACGCAAGTGAAACCGCATCCGTTATTTTCACAGGTGTCGGAGCTGTTATTGCCTTTGCTGCCAGTTTTTACAAACTTCCAATTATCGCTTTTGTGGCAGGAATAGGTTCAACAGTCGCCTTGGTTCTTAAAGGATTTAGCAGCTACGCTATCACTGAAAGTCAAGAGAGAACAGCCCAAGTTAACGCTGAACTAGCCAGACTTGGAATTGCTCCGTTGCCAGCTATTGAGAATCCTTCTTTGCAGAATTAATTTCCCAATTTTTAATTCTATTTTCAATTTCCGTCTCTATTTCTTCTTCTGTTAAAGCTTGTACAGCTTTAAAATTACGCTCGTTCTCTGGATCTAAAATAGCCCAAAAACAAGCTTGCAATGTAGCGTATAAACTTAAATACGTGTTATCTTCCCATTCCAACCATTTATCTAATGCTTTAGATATATGAAAAGCCTGCATCAAAAGTTTTAAACCATAGCAATAAAGCAATTCTGATAGTTGTTCGTGGAAAATATCATGCTGCACCTTTAAAGCTATATCTTCTAACTTTTTCAAAACAATTAATTTCCCCATAAAAAATCCATATAAGCTATTTTTTATTTGGTCACTTTTGATTTGAGGGCTATCGTTTTCCCAATATATTTTATTGTTTTTTAAAATTCTAAAATAACGTCTTAAAACAGGATGCATTAATCCATCGTCAGGATAAATATCTTGAAAATTTTCTAAATTCTCACAAAAGAGTTTTTCAGTTTCTTGACGATGGGGAAATAGATCATTTTCAATGGAATTATCTTTTAAAATATACTGGATGTGATCACGTATAGACGTCATAGAGCCTTTTTCTTTTTTGCGTTCTGTTTTATTTTGTAATTTAAAATTGTAATCAAAACGCTGACACCAACGCCAAATCTTAGGATTATCTTTTAACCTAACAAATGCCATTTTTTTAATTTATCCTTTTAGAATGCAATAATAAATCTTATACCAAAATATTGTTAGGGTTAATGGCAAATGACTTTCATCAGAGAGCAGGAATGTAAATTTTTAACAGGTTTATCAAAACAAACTCGCTGGCGTCTCCAAAAAGAGAAAAAATTCCCCATTAAGCAAACCCTTTGGGATGGCAGCATGGGATGGGATTTAACTGAAATTTATAACTGGATAGAAAACAGAGATAAAAGTTTAGAGAGAAAAAGACAAATTCAACAACAAAAATCTAAACCGTTTTCAGAAATGTGCCAAAACCATTTTTTTGTTAACGAATTGCTTCTTGAATGCTCTTTAAAAATCAAAGAAGATGAAACAAATTTTCGAGCCGCTGATTTCTTGTATTTTTTAGCTAAAAGCCATATCAGAAAAGAACTTATTGAGAAAACTGATTTAAGGAGTGTAGTAAAATTTGTTCATCAAGTTGCAGACACGTTTAATATAAAAGTTGTTTCTCACCAAGAAAAATTTGATAAAGCCGCCAAGGAAGATAATCTAGAACATGGTTGGGTATCCATTTGGGATTTAAAAGCCATAGCAATTTTGCTTCGGCCTTTAATTTTACAAAAAGGGGTGACTAACAGAAAAAAAATCTGGGCTAAACCATATCAGACTGTGCGTTAGCCACGACTATTCAATAATCTAATTCAAGAAAGACAAAGCATGAAAATTGAAACTCCAAATTTTAAATTACATGGACGATTAAAAAAGATATATCCAGAATTAAAAATTAACAAACACAAACTTAACGTTTTAGCCAAAACCTTTGAGTATCATAACATTGACCCTGATATTTTAGAGGATATGGATATTATCGCTTTAATGATAATAATTCGCGCATCCGTACCATTTTTAAATGAAAAAAACGAAGGCGAGGAATATAAAGTGATAACGTTTATGTGGGAAACCCATTTAAGTTGTGTGTTAGCAGACTATAAGCAACTTGGGAAAACTCAATATCAAAACATTAATCAAATTCAACGCAAACTGGAGCTTCTTAATTTAATTTTTTATGCAAAATATGAAAGAATCCCTGGTGAGGATGTTATCTTTTTATTTTTAATGACCCCTGAATTATGTGAGCTGCTGGACAGTGAACCTTTGCCGCCGTATTGGAATCAAGAACCAAATCGAGGTTTAAGGTCAGATGACGAATTGAAAAATGTAAAACTATCCCTTGAAACAATTCCTAATTCTTCTTTTTTTTTAACTTAAAGGGTAGTACCGTTTCACCGTGGATAAATTTTCTCAAAAACATTAAAAAAAAGACTAACAACCTTTTTTCTTTTTTAAAAAAGGGGGCATGACCATTTTAGCGTGGATACCTCCCCACCATAATGCGGTGCATACGTAGGGGGTATGCACATGAACCTAGGTTGCAAAACCGAATTCGGTTTGTTGCATCAAAAGGAAGGGGGGTACTGTTTATGCGTGGATAAATTTTTACAACTAAACGTCTCAAAAACGTCCGTTTATGCGACAACGTTTTGAAACGCTTTAATGACCTCAAAAAATGGCAAATTGTTGTCTCAAATGATGATCTCAAAATCAAAGTCCTAAAAATCTAGGTTAATGTGACTTTTGAGACAAAATGAGTTGTCCGGAATTTCCGGCATACTGAACTGTCAAGTTTTCCTTGATGGTTGGTGTCTCCCACGGGAGTTGAACCCATATCAACGCCTTGAAAGGGCGCTATCCTAACCTTTAGACGAGGGAGACAATGGAGACCGCGATTGGAATCGAACCAATGTAAAAGGATTTGCAGTCCTTGGCATAACCACTCTGCCACACGGTCGTATTTTGCTTATTAAATATTAATATTTTTTTTGAATCAATAATAAATTTCTCGATATTTAGGGTCGTTTAGACGAGGAAATCCTTTTTTCCTCATATCTTCTTCGTATTTTTTTTCAACTTCTTGTTCGGTCGGCAGGTAAAAGCCTGAATTAATTATTTGAGGGGGGATGCAATCTTTTAAAAATAAAAAATAGGCAGACTGACTACATCGTCTACGAGCAATCATTTGTTCATTTAAAAAATAATATTTATGGCACTCTGAGACAGTAAAACTTTTACTTGCTGACACCTCTAATATTTTAAAATTAGGGTCATCTCTGTATATCTCTAAAAGACGCCACCCCAATTTCCCCATATTAAGAGCGTTTTTATCAAATTCTTCCCTTATTTTTTTCATCTTTGGGCAATTTTTGAAACAAACCTGATGACCATCTTCCATGGTGATCATTTTACAGATTGGGGCTCGATCTTTACATATGGAGTCCGTCATTTATTGATTTTAAAAATAACATATGTAAAATGGTTACAAATTGTAACCAGTTTGTCCAGGAGATGTGAGTTGTCCATAAAAAAAGAAGATGATTCTTGGCATTTAAACTCCAAAGGTTTATATGTAAAAAAAAATGAGGATGCTCCAACTTATTGGTATCTAGACCCTGAAGATGCAAAAGATGTTCATTACTATGATCGAGATGATCCAGAGCAAGTCGCAGCCGTACAATTAAGAGCTAGAGATATGATGCTGGAGTATCTTGAAGAAAAAGAAAAAACCAAAAAAACCGTCTAGAATTTTATTGAAACGCTTTCATTTTAAAAATCAACATCTCAGCTTTGCGGTGAGGCCAATTTACCTCAAAAACATCGCCGCTAATGAAATGAACTCTAAATTTATCTAGTTGATCTTCGCCTTTGTTGGTCATAACGGCAAAATGAATGCCTTGTAGGTTTTCTTCTTCTTCCAAGATAGTTTTATAATGTTTTGCATTTCCCAAAATATTTTCTCGAAGCAAAAAAAGAGGGCATAACCAAACCTCATTTTTCCCTGCGTTTTCTGGTTTTATAGATTTTCGATATCCAGTTGAAATAAAAACATTCGCAGGTAACGTGCCAAGGTTAGATAAATCAAAGGTGTAATTAAAAACATTGGGGGCACGATCTAACTTAAGTTCAATTGTTCGATTTTCAAGTGCGTCATGATAATGCAAGGAAGCATGGGTGAATTTGTTTTCAAAAAAGAATCTTTCGATTTGGTTTTCAGATGCATCCAACGGGTACATGTAAAAAAATATTAGCAACAAAGCTAATTTTGCTTTCATAATTGTCTCTTAAATTGTTTTCTTATCCAGTTAAGAACTTATTCAAAAAGAGAATAAAAATCAATAAAGTTTTTCAAAATAAATTTGACTCTCTCCTTTTTTCTGCCTCATACTAAATAGGTAAATTGTTTTTTTCACAATTTTCTTTTTTATTTTCTGTATCCAAAAAAGAAGGGGGTAGGGCTCCCCCCCTTTTTTAATCAAACCCAATGATTGATATTTACAAAGAATTTCTGTTCTCATCTCAAAAAAATAATGAGAGAAATTTTGAAAAGCTTAAACCAGAACAAAAAGAATGCGTAATTTTTGCCAATGCGTGCAAATCTCTTAATATTGAAGGTAAATTAAACGCTGTTTGGCTTCATATACCAAACGAAATTGCCAATAATCGACATCCCCGTTTCGGAAGTTTGCAAAAACGCATGGGTAAAATAGCAGGAGCGGCCGATTACGTCTTTTTAGGAGAAAAAAATAGCTGTTTTATTGAATTCAAAGTCAAAACGAACACCGTGACCACCAAACAAAACAAAAATCAGCTTATGTTTGAGGAATGGTGCAAAAAAATAGGGGTTAATTATTTTTTGGTGTATTCCACTCAAGAAGCTCTTCAAAAATTACGAGAAATCAAGCTTTTAAGAGATTAATCTTCTAAATCTAAATCGTGATCATAGTAGCTATCTTCATCAAAACCATCAATATCCGTTGAATCCCATCTTAATTGAGGGTTCCAAGGCGTAATTTCTACTTCATCGTTATAACAGACAAGGGCGTACGTAAAAAATATGGCAAAACTTACGATAAAAACATGAAAAAATTTAAAAATTAACAAGTTTTTCATTTAACATCTCCACTTAAAAATGTTGGGGCAGTCATGAACCCAACCACCCCAACACTTGTTGCAGTATAATAAAAAGTGTGTGAACTTTTATTTACAAATTCATTTTGGTTTTTACAAAAATAAGTGTCAACCTGTAATTGTTTTTGCGTAATGATCATTGTTATTGGGCGATTCAGGAAGGTCTGCAACGATAACTTCAGTTGTGATCAATAAACTCGCAATGGAAGCAGCACCCTGAATGGCTGCACGCACAACTTTGGTTGGGTCAACAATACCTGAATTAACCATATCGCAATAAATCCCAGATTGAGCATCAAACCCAAAGAAAGGATTATCACTTTCCATAATTTTACCAACAACAACGGATCCATCAGCCCCTGCATTTTCTGCAATTTGACGGCAAGGTGCTGTTAATGCGTGTCGTACAATTTTAATACCAACGTCTTGATCCCCATTGGCTCCTTTAAGATTTTCTATGCTAGAAAGAGCCCGCACAAGTGCCACACCACCACCTGGAACAATACCTTCAGCAATAGCAGCTCTTGTTGCATACATCGCATCTTCAACTCGATCTTTGCGTTCTTTGGATTCACTTTCCGTTGCACCACCAACGCGAATTACTGCAATACCACCGCTAAGTTTAGCAAGACGTTCCTGAAGTTTTTCCCTTTCGGAAGATGATATTTTATCATCAGCAATTAAACTTCTTAATTGCGCCCGTCTTTCGTTAATTTTTTCGGGACTGCCTCCACCATTAACAATTAACGTGTTCTCGCGGGAAATTGAAACTTTGCGCGCTGTTCCTAACATTTCAAATGTTACTGAATCTAATTTAATGCCTGAATCATCACCCAAAATTGTTGCGCCTGTTAAAATCGCAATGTCTTTAAGAATTTCTTTTCTTGTGTCTCCAAATCCAGGCGTTTTAACCGCAGCTATTTTAAACGCTGCTTTTACGCGATTCACAACTAAAGAAGCCAAAACTTCGCCTTCTACCTCTTCCGCAATGATCAAAAGCGGACGCCCAGTTTTAAAAACTTTTTCTAAAAGAACCACTAAATCTTGAAGGGCAATTAATTTTGGTTCGTGGATAAGAATATAAGGATTTTCAAGTTCGCAAATCATTTTTTCGGTATTATTCACAAAATATGGTGAGATATAACCACGATTAAATTGCAACCCTTCTACCAAACAAAGTTCAGTGTTTAAAGATCGAGCTTCTTCAATAGTTACAATCCCTTCTTTTCCAACTTTATCAACGGCGTTGGCAAGCATTTCGCCAATTTCTTTTTCACCATTGGCAGAAATAGTGCCAATTTGAGCAATTTCTTCGCTTGTAGAAACGGGTTTTGAAAAAGATACCAGGTACTCGACAACTTTTTCAACTGCAAGGTCAATACCACGCTTTAAATCCATAGGATTCATGCCTGCTACCACAGCTTTAGCACCTTCTCGAACAATGGCTTGTCCCAAAACAGTTGCTGTTGTTGTACCATCACCCGCCAAATCCGCAGTTTTGCTGGCAACTTCACGAAGCATTTGCGCCCCAGTATTTTCAAAATTGTCTGGTAAATAAATTTGTTGAGCAACCGAAACGCCATCTTTTGTAATGCGTGGAGGGCTAAAAAGTTTGGAAATCACTACGTTCCGCCCCTTAGGGCCGAGTGTAACCTTTACCGCATTAGCTAAAATATCCACGCCCCGAATCATTTTTGAGCGAGCTTCTTCAGAGAAATATATTTCTTTTGGAGTCATCCTTTTATCCTTTTAAAGAGTTTTTTAAAAAAGTCATGTACACAAAATCGCATTTTATGTACACGTTTGAAAAGTCATGTGCGTGAAATTCTATTTTGTGTACTTGTTCTTAAATAGTTCGTTAATTTCTCGCAGTGTGTACAAGTTCCGCACTCCCGTGGGTTCAGTTTGAACGTGAACAGAGTCTCGAAATGGTTTGCCATTTATTTGGAAATAATACCCAGGCGTTAACCCTAATTCTTTGGCTTCATCCGCATACTCTTTATAGCCAGGGTGTTCACCATTTGTCACCATCGTGCCATGGACATATAGGTAGCAATCAACAGCTTTCCCATGATTATGCCAAGAAAACCCTGGCAATGCATTCGTGACATGAGGACCGTTTTGAGGACCAACGGATTCTAACGCTTCAGCCAAAAAATCAGCCCCTTGTTTTTTCCATGCCTCAATTTGCTGTTCTACCTCAATTCGTGTGCGAGATTGACGCCAATACCGCGCTTGGGTTGCTAAATCTCGATAGCCCTGAACCGGCCTAAAATCGTAATTCTTCTTTTTTAAATTTTCTAAAAGATTCGTAATTTTGACCCCTAATCCCGAATCTAATAAGGAGAAATCGACAGACATTCTTATTCCAATTAAAGTTGATCTATTATTTTGGAACCAATCCCATTTTTTTTTCAAGCCGCAAATTTGTCATGTTTTACTTTTATTAGGAATCTATTAAAAAAAGCTTTACAATTAATAGTAGAATTTTTTAGGATTTTTCTAATGGCACAAGATTATTCGTTTATTCTAGAAGCTACTAATTTACCATCAGCTTCTGGCAGCCCTGCCCCTTTCCCACCTAATATTCCTTCTAATTTTTACAACGTTACCACCAATTTGATGGGAAAAGATTTACCAACAGGCTCTGCGTTTCTTATTAGATCTTTAAATATAAATTTTTATATAACATACGATGTTGGCTTGCCAGATTGGAGCGGTTCTGTACCTTATTGGGCTTTGTTTGGCACAAACAGCAATACAACTACTAAGCCAATTTATGTTTATTCAACTGCTATGGGGGAGTTTACTAATTTTATTACTAATACGACTGCTAGTTCCAAAAACGTTTTTGCACAAACTATTAAATTAGTTGATGCAAACGCTCCTATTTGTATTAATAATCCTGGAACAGGGGAATCCACATCTTTAGTCGTACAATTTGTTGGTGGTTCTACAAGCGCTACAACTACACCTTATTTTTCAAATGTTACTGTTTCTATGGAAGGTATTTTGTTTCAATCAACTGATAATTTTAATGTCCAAAGTAACCTAGTTTCAGTAACAGGTGGCAGTATTCAGCCTTTTATCCCAATCAGCGGGTTATTAAAAAGAAATCTTTTAAGTGTCTACGTGGTAAATTTTAACAATAGTGGACTTTTTAATAACCCAACTGCTTCTTTTATCTTATATAATGCTGACGGATCTAACGTTTCGAAGCCAATAGGTATTCGGCAGCCCTTAACAGATCTACAAACTGGAATTTATGTTGATAAAAATCATCCCTGGATTTTACAGAATGGAGAAGGATTAACAATCCAACCGCGTAATTTGGGGTCACAAGTTGCGCTAGCCCATGCAACTTACATTTTCACGGAAAGTTAATTATGGCTGTTGTTAACCCACCACGAACTTACGACACCTTAATATCCACGGTAATGAGTTATCTTAATCGCACCGATCAAGATACTTTAGATCGAGTTCCTACGTTTATCGCGCTTGCTCAAGATCAAATTACTCGAGAATGTAAAATTTTAGGGGTAGAAGAATATGTGACAGGTAATTTTACTCCAGGCGTAGCTGTTGTTCCCACGCCAGCTGGATGGCGTAATACTTTAAGTGCGTTTGTAGGAGAACCCGTCAACATCATACCGCCGCCTGTAGTACCTCAATATAACCGTGTGCCTGTTTTGCTTAGAACATTAGAATACGCGCGCATGTGCTACCCAAATCAATCTGAAACGGGTTTTCCTAGGTTTTTTTCTGATTATTCGTACGGCCAGTGGTTATTTACTCCTACCCCTGATCAAGCGTATCCATTTGAAATTTGCTCAATGAATTACGTCCAACCGCTTAGCCCAGATTATCAAACAAATTGGTTTACACAAAACGCACCTAGCGTTCTTTTTGACAAATGTATGGCAAACGCATATGGATTTTTGCAAAACGCTGAAAAACAGGCGGAATGGGAATCTCTTTATCAAAATGACAAAGCTTCGTTGCTTGCTGAAGATCAATTGAGATCAACAGACCGATATAATAATGGTAAGGAGAATTAAAAAATGCCGCTGCCTTTTAGCCCTGGATTCACTAATCAATTTGGTCAAACGGTTTCCGCTGCTTATCCAAGCTATGCATCTTATACAATTTCTTCCACTACACCGAATCAAACTATTTCTCTAGGTTGGGCAACCACATTTCAAAATGTTCCAAATGTCGTTGCTCAAATCATGGATGTAACGGTAACAGCCTCTACGGCAGGGACAATTCAATTGCCTGATGCCACACAAGCATCCGTGGGAACCGATTTCGTAATAAATAACTATAGCGATAGCCAATCTATTAATATTGTGGATGCAACTGGATCAGTTCTTTTTGAAATTTCTGTTCAATCAGCAGGCAGCACTGAATCTTCTTCAGCTCTTATTTATTTATCAGACAATTCCACAACAGGTGGCACATGGCATTATATTAATTATGGAGGAGTTGCAGGAGGATTTAACCCAGCCAACGTTGCTGGACCTGGATTGGAAGTATCAACTATTAACCCCGAAGAATTAATGGTTAATCTGGCGGTTCAATCTTTTGTTGCCGATACTGATTTTAACGCTGAAAATCGCGCGGTAACAATGGTTTTTACTGGTTCTTCTTCGGCTACAGTGAAACTACCCCCTGTGCTGGCTTCTGATATCGGAAATGGTTATTTTGTGACCATTTTAAACAATTACCAACCAAATGCAGGGGCAGCTCCTACAATTACTGTCAATCCTTCTAGCCCAGGAGCAGCTACGTTTAACGGGGGTGCTACTACCTACAGCATGCCGTTTGGCGCAGAAGTCACGTTTTATTGTGATGGCACAGGATGGTGGACGTTTAGAGGTAATAAAGGGGGGAGTGACGCTGCTACTTTCCCAGATGGAAATGCACCCGCTCCTGGAATTGCTTTTACAAACCAAACGGGCACGGGATTTTTTAGGTATACTACGGCAGCATCCAATCAAGCGATTGGATTTTCTGTCAATGGAGTTCAACAAGGATCAGTTTTATCTAATGGGCAAGTAAGTGCTACGAATTTGTTTAGGGGACCTCTAGTCGTAAGTAACACTCTAAACATGGGGCTCGATTCTACGCAGCTACCAAACCAAGCATTTTTAAAATTCAGCGGCTCAAATTTACAAGCTTGGTATTTACCAAGCCCAACTGATGGTATTTTTATTGGTTGGCAATCGCCATCTACTGGGACTATTAGCAATATCACTATTGGAGCCAATATTCTTGCACCTGCAGCCAATACTTACTTTCCAGGAAGCACTCGCGGTCTACAAGCCCAAAACCTTGTTGCAATTAATGGTTTGTATGCAGGATCCACGGCGTCGGGTGCAAACGGAAAACTTTACATCAACGGAATTCCTTTAGATATTTATTTGCGAGCGTCTGGGTTTTAAAACATGTCAAATTCCTCTCAAATTGTCCAAAAAGTAATTTGTCAGCCAGGAATAACGACTAGGTTTGATAGTACGGCGTTTGACGCTCAAACGTTTATTGACGGCGAACATACACGTTTTTATCGCAGTAAACCCAAAAAAATAGGGGGTCGTTTAGCAGTCGAAATGGGCAATAAAATTATTGCTCGAACGTTGCTTACCCAAACCAACAACGACAAAACTATTACGGTTTTTGCGGGACGAGAAGATTCTCTTACAAAATTTACCGTATCGATTGAAGGAGCAGCAACACCTGAAATAAACCGAACACCAGCCGAGTTTAATGACCCAGGGCCGCCAGGCACAGAAGCAAAAAATCGAGTCTGGGATTTGATCATGTTTAATGGTGTTTACACGGGGTACACACCGCCTTCTTGGAATGATTGGTTCCAACGAGGAGTTTCTCAAACATACATTATTGGATTAGCTCCGTATGTTTTAAACGACATTGCCGATCCTACACAGGTGACGGTCTATTTTGGACCGTTATCCACGGATCCCAATAATGCAATTAATTCAGAAAGACTAATTGCTTTAGGCACTTATAACTCTCAACCTACTAATCCTTTAGTCCCACCCCCATTAATCCCATCAAATACCGTTTTAGGTCAATCAGGCGGAATATTATCTTTAGATCAATATCTTCTTGTTTTTGGTTCAGATGGAACGGTACGGTGGAATGGCGTTAATGTGGATGGAATTTCAGATTTTTCCTATTGGCCTTTTCAAAATTTAAAAACCTTTGGGAACACTAAATTAGTGGCAGCGACAACTACGTTAGGTGGGCAAACAGCTTGCGCATTGTTCTGGAGTTTAGACACCTTGTATCGTGCAATTTTACAGCCTCTTCCTTTTGTCACGGAAACTTCAACCACTCCACCGCTAGAAACTACCACCAAATTTCTAGGACGAGTCCCAATTACATTTGCAACGGTTCAAAGTGGAATTAGTATTTTATCTTCAAATGCAGTTTTGCAATATGACCAAGACATCATTTGGCCAGGAACCAACACATTTTATAGCTACGTTGGAATTGTTCAGACAGTTCCTAACAACGAAGTTCACAATTTCTTTTTTTCCAACCTCAATTACAAACATCAACAAAAAGTTTTTGGCGTTGTTTTGCAGCGATACAACGAATTATGGTGGATGTGGCCTAACAGATTAGCTCCTGGGGGCGAAGATGAACCAGGTAAGGAAGCTGAATGCAATTGGGCAATTGTTTATAACAAAAAAGAACAGCGATGGTTTCATACCCCATGGAATCGAGCGGCCGCTATTGTTCCTGGTAATAGCCCTTATCCCATTATGAGTAGTTCTCAATTTAAAACTACTTCAACGAATCAAGATGTTTATCCCATTTGGTTTGAAGAATACAAGTTTGATGAATTTTTTGAAAATGATGTCACACCTATTAAAGCGTCCTTCCAAACCAATTTGTTTTCTTTTTTCCAAACCAATCCAGAAGCCGACTACCAAATGCAAGCTGTTCGTTTTGAACCTGATTTTGTTCAAGCAGGAGCGATGACTTTGGAGGTTTCCACTCAAAAATATGTAACAGATTCTCCTACGAATTTTTCTGAACCTTATACGTTCTTCCCTGAAACAGGAAAAATAGATATTCGTGAAATGGGTCGTTTAATGAGCTTTCGTTTTACAAGCAACGCTTTAGGCGGAGATTTTCAAATGGGTGTTCCAGTTATTACCGTTCAACCAGGAGATGAAAGACCTTAACATGGCCATTGTTCCTGTTCCTGGCACGCTTACTTTCCACGAATGGGGGATGTCGTTATTCCGAGTTTTTCCTGATAATTTTATCCCAACGCCGCCAAAAGACGCCAAACACTGGCAAGAATGGTCTAAAAATCTTTTATTGTGCAATCCTGATTTTGGAGCCGCTCCTTATCCCACCAAAATGAAGTTTGAACACGAGGATGATTGGAAAATTTGGGCTGGTTATTTTGTGGGAGCAGCAGCTTTTTTTTAAACGCATGCAATAAGAATAAAAATTCTAATATGAGTAGAATTAATGTACAATTTTATCATGACATTAGAATTTTCGTGAAATATGAATCATTCCCAGCGCCTTCAAAATTTAGTTAGTCGTCCTACTTTTTCTCCTTCTCCTGAACCTGGTGTTTTTAACCCAGGTAAAAATCCTTTGGGCAACCCTGGTGTTCCAGCTGCAGCCAATATGAACGGCGCATCATCTATGAACCCTAATAATCAAATGGTCGATGCGCATATGTCGCCTCGAGAAATCCAATTTTTTACTCAAATGCAAGGCTACCCTTCCGTAGACCCGCAAAGTGGAGTCCATTCTTTTGAAGGTTTGGCTAATAAAATGCTGCCGTTGGAATTCCTCCAAATGGCCAAAAGAAAAACGCCTCGATTTGCTAGTGGTGGATCAGTTAATCCGTTTTTGGCTAATCAATATCAAAATGCGGCTTCTCAAGGTTTAGGACCTGACAGTCAAATGGCTAGAATTCCTCTTTCGTTTGCCAATCATCTTGATTCGGTCATGGGTGGCCCTGACATTAACCCTATGACAAATGTACGCCAATATGGGTTTTTTGATGATCTTTTGGGCGGTATTGGTTCAATGTTCTCTCCTATCATGGACACGGTAAAAGATATTGGTTCTGGACTCGGCGGTCTAGTCAATGATGTAATCCCTGGCGCTGGTAACATGTTAGGTGGTATTACGGGTGCTTTATCTGGACCTCTCGGTGGAATGTTAGATGAAGTTGCGCCAGAGGTAGGACTTCCATTGCAAGCTTTAGGTGGAATAATGGGTGGTGGGGGTCAACAAGGTCAACAACAAGGCCAAAATCCATTTATGGGTATGTTAAGTGGCATGATGGGTGGCGGTCAACAAGGCCAACAAGGACAACAATCTTCACCGCTAATGAGCGGCCTCATGGGAGCGATGCAAGGTCTTGCAGGCGGCCAAGGGCTGCAAGGTGCGCTTCAAGGTGCATTAGGTGGAGCAGGGCAATCCATAATGCAAAGTAATCCTCAATTAGGGGGAATGATGCAGCAAGGCATGAATATGATGAACGCCTATAACCAAGGCGGTCTTGGTGGTTTGATGGGGCAGGCTGGAAACATGATGGCTCAATCAGGAAATCCTTATATGCAGCAAGCTGGGAATATGATGAATGCTTATCAACAAGGTGGAATGGGTGGTTTGATGAATCAAGGCATGAACATGATGAACCAGTATGCTCCTCAAATGTCTCCATATTTGCAACAAGCTGGCAATATGTACAATGCTTATAACCAAGGCGGTTTGGGTGGTCTAGCTAGCGAAGCCATGAATACAGCAAGTCAATATATGCCTCAATCCGAAGGTCCACCAAATCCATATTTAAGCGCTCTCAAAAATGCAGGAATGGGTGCTTATAATGCGTATCAACAAGGTGGCGGCATGAATATGGGCAATATGATGCAAGGCGCATTAGGTGGTGCAGCTCAATCTATGATGCAAAATCCAGAAGCGCATCCTTACGCGCAGATGGCGGGCGGCATGTACAACATGATGCAAAATCCGCAAATGTACCAACAACAGCCTCAATATGGGGCTCCCTATGGGATGCAAATGGGAAACTAACAGGCCCCAGTGGGGGCCAAAACCCTTTTACTAACCCAAGCGGCGCGCAGTCTCAAACATCTGCCGTTAAAACTAATCCACAAGATTTAGCCAACCAAGATGTGAAAAACGTCCAGAATTTATATTCAAGTGGCAAGCTTCCCGCAAAAGATATGTTGTCATTAGAAGGGGAAAGCCTATACAAAATGGTGAAAAATGGGCAAATTTCTGAAGATGATATGGCTACAGCTATGCTGAATGATTTATAAGGAGCATTCTAAAATGTCAGTCGCAAATCAATTACTAAACGCAATTAATAAATCGACAGCCAACAAATCCATTATGATTAATGGTGTCCGAATGCAGGTTGTCCATGCGTCCGAAAAAGAGCTTGACGATTTGGACAAAATTCAAGGAGGTTCTTATAAACATAATGGAATCCCTGAATATTCAAGAATTGCGCCTTTAATCCAAATTCCGCAAGTGCGCCAAGTGTTTATTGAAGTAGCAAAAATGGCCTTTGGCGATCCTAAACAAACTCGCAAAATTAACAACCAAATGGATAATAAAAACCCTGTTAATTATTCCGATCATCCCATGCCTAATCGTTTGGCTCATGAAGTCGCTGACAAAGGAAATCAATACGATAAAAAAATTGCATATTTCCCCGTAGCTTTGTGTGAATTTTTGAATGAACATGTCTATAAAATCCTTCATCCCGATCAAGACGGTCCTCCTATTAACTCTCAAACAGGGCTTGTTGAATATAATGCGTTTGGTGATTTTTTTGGAGGAATAGGAAATGTTTTTAAAGGGGTAGTTAAAGGCGTAGGAAGTTTAGTTAGTGGTATGGGGCCAATGCTTCCAGCTATTGGCGGTTTAACATTGGGTCCTTTAGGTGCATTGGGTGGGAGCTTATTAGGAGGTCTAGGGGGAGCTTTGGGTGGAGGTGAAGGCGGAATGGGGCTTCCAGGTATGCTAGGAAATATGTTAGGAGGGTTAGGTAATCCTCTTATTACTGGCTTGTCAGCAATGCTATCCCATAAAGCCAGGCGACAACTTGCTGAAAAAACCGCCGCGGAAGATCGTTTGGCAAACTCTCAAATTCAAGCGTATGTGAGGAGTCGTGGCTTTAGATAAGGTACGTGTTAATACCCACTCTCAAGCATGGCTTGGTCATGGAAAAGGCCAAGCCGATGATGTTTCCACTTCTTTGCCTGTTGGAAGCTATGTAATTGACGCACATAGTGTAAGTGCTTTAGGCGATGGTTCAACTAATGCAGGAATGAAAGTTTTAAAAAATTTTGAGCATGACGTTTTAAAAAAGTTTGGCAAAAAAATTGATCTTGATGAAGGTGTCGATTCAGAATATTTAAAAGCCTTAACATCAGATGGAGAATATCAACTCATGCCTTTAACTGTCACCTTACTCGGGCATGGTAATAACACTCAAGGTTCTCATTATCTGGATATGATGATTAAAAATTTGCGAGCGCACAAACGTTCTAATGGTTTGGGATTACCGCCAAAAGCAAAAAATATTTGGGATTATCTTCCACCTTCAGCTAGGAGAGGTAAAGTTTAATGGCTAAAACAAAAGCACAATTAGCAAAAGAAGCAGCCGCAGCTAAAGCAAAAGCAGCAGCTGCAGCTAAAGCAAAAGAAGAAGCTAAAGCAAAAGAAATTTATTTGGCTTCCATCAAAGCTAACAGAATAGCTAACAGTCCTTATGCTACGCCTGCAGATATAGCTGCCGCCCAAGCTGCCCATGATGCCTATGCAGCCTCATTGCGAAAAGCATACGAAAAATCTGGCGCTTCCGCAGCTACGACTAAAAACACATCTGGCGCTTCCGCAACTACGACAAAAAAAAAGGAAGTTACAACTAAAAAAACAGCTCATAAAAATAAACCTGCGTCTGTTACTCATCCGCCTAGTCAAAGTGTTTTATCAACGCCAAATCAAGCAACTGAACAAAAGCTTGAAGCAGCTGCAAAACGTTTGGAAGCGTTTGCCAATTCTTATCCCACAAGCCCTGCTGCTCAAGCTTTTCAGCAAGTTAATGCTCAAACCAAACGTAATATTGATGATTTAAGCTCGCCTACTTCAGTTCTTAGACAAGGGCTGGATGCTCCTTTAAATCTTCAAAATGATTTAAATGCCAATCTTTTACCTGAACTTGATACGTACAAGCAAGACATGGAAGGTTTGGCTAATCGAGCTGAATTAGTGTCTCCCGCATATGAACAGCAGATACAGCGTTTTATTAACCAGTACTACCCCGAACCAAACGAAGAAGAATTAATAAAAAATTACAATAATTTGGTTCAAAAAAGCATTCAACAAGACATTGCAAGCCGACCTAGCGCTGACCATTTTGGAGCAGTCTACGATGATAAAACAAAAGAAAGCATGAAAATGGCGATGAGCCAGCAAATTGCTGATAGACTTTTAAAAGAAAAAATTGAAAGAGACAAAATTCGTCAAGACGCTTTTATAAAAATGCTTGGCCAACATCCCATTGCAATAGAACAAGCAAGAGCGGCCAGAATGGCATCGATTGACCCCAAAATAAAAATTGCAGACACGAGAGTTCAAAACGCTCATGCCATGGCTAAAGCAGGAGCTACCCACGGAGAATTGGGGTATCATAACGCCAATATTATGGCTCATAATGCGGCAGCTCAAGCAAACGCGGCTGCTACTGCGGCAGGATTGCCAGCTCATTATATGCCCGCTTTAGCCAATCAATTGCCTCAAATGACTACTACCATGAATACCACAATTCCTGGGCGTGGTGATTCAAAGTTAGTTGATTTGGCTACCACTATGGCTCCTATCGTTACAGCTATGGCTGGTCAGGAAACTGGAAATCCGCTCAAAGCGTTTTTGCCAGCAAATCAGCAAAACCAGAACAACAGCAAAGACAATGACAAAAAAGCCGATCAAACTGTACCAATAAAGAAAGCTGCAGGCGGCTATGTCCCAAATACCCAACTCAACCAACAAGTGAACGCTTCTCCTCAAGAGGTTTTAAGAGAAAACGAAACTTATAGACAAGGGGTGGCTGGCCAGAATTTTAATCCGTTCTTAGCGGTGGCTGGTGATTTATTAGCAACTGCTGGCATGCCTGCCAAGGACGCTGCGCAATTAACCACTGCGCGCGTTCACGAAAGATTTGAAAACCAACGTAAACACATGTTGGAAGAAAAAAAATTAGCTGCTGATATCCAAAAAAGCCGACTTGAAAATAAAATTAAATTTGCGGACAACGAAGGTACGTTGAAGCATGCTTACGCCAATACAGATATGTTGGATCGTTATCATAAAGCCACCGTTGGTCATTCTTATTATCAAACAAATCTTCAAAATAAATTTAATTACGCCCAGCTCGCTGAAACTAAATCCAGTAATCAACGCACGCATGAATATCATGCGGCTGTTTTGGAAGAGACAAAACGTTTTAACAATTTAAAAAATCAACTTGGCTATGACGAATTAGATGAAAGAAGAGAGAATAACACTTTAACTCGACAATTTAACCAAGCCACTCTGGAAGAGAAAAGACGCGCAAACGACATGCTACAGAAACAAGTCGACGCTAAATTAAAATTTGACTACGACAAGCTTGCCACTGAAGATAGGCAAAAAGTTGACGAGTTAACATTTAACAAAGAAAAACATTCGGAAAAACACGGTTTGGAAATCAATAAACATGAGGAACAAAAAAAATATAATCAGGCCTACCTTGCTACCTTAGATAAAAAAAACACAGGTAAAGATTACATACATTACCGAGGCCAGGCGTATAAAATTAATAGAGATGCAGATGGCAATCCTATTTCAAAAACTCCGTTGCCAACACGAATAGATTTGTCCAAAAATAGGGCTTTAATGAACAATGCGGAGGCGCCACAAGCATTTTTAGGCAATCCTGACTCTCAATCTTCAACTAGTGCTTTGTTAAAACTTGCTTCTACACCTGCTAATGCAAATACCTCTAACTTTGGCGAGAGGAACGAAAAAAATATGCCGCAGGAAAATAGAGAAGAAATTCCACTCGAAGAAATGAATGGTTGGTTGCCTGGTGAAGTGGTGGACCCTACGGCTATGGCAAATATTAACAAAGACATCCAACAAGTACAAAATGTTGCGCGAGTGACGCCTAAGTTGTACCAGGCTCTTTTCCAAAATTTAAAAATTGCTAGAGAAACCCCTGATATGGCATCGGCTGGTAACCGATTTGTTAATTTTTGGGGGGATGCTGGTAAAATATGGAATGAAAAATTTGATCCTAACCAGGCGGCAGCTAATGATTTAGCACGGAAAAACAATGCTTCAGCTGTTAGCCTTTTAGGGACTACTTTAGGATCCAACAATACGGGAGAGGCAAGAGCTAAATACGCTGAAGGATGGCCCGATCCTACAAGCATGAATAAAAAAGCATTTGATGATGCTTCTTATAATAAAGCAATGGAATTGGCAGTAAACCAATACCACTCATATTTAGTTAATCAAGGCCGATTATACCAGCGTTTCCCAACCCCATATGATACACAAAATTACATTAGGGAACACCCTCAAAAATTTCTAAAATTTGTTGCTAAATCCATAGCTCCTCATGCGTCAAAAGAAGATTTTAAAGGTGTTTTAGACTATGTAGCACACCATTTTCTTGGAGAAGAAAATGCTGGTTCGTTAGGGGATTCAAATATTCAGAATGGTAGGGAGGCGCGACAACAAGTCAATCAGAACGCAGACCCATACGCGGGATTGGATCCTGAAAGAAGAAAAAAATTACAAGAGATAGATGCAGAATTAGCGGAAATTCAAGCTAATAAAGATAAATGAGGAAAATATGAGCGATTCTATTTCCAAAAGAGAGCAGCAGCTACTTCAAGAAAGAGAAAAACTTCTCGCTGATTCAAAAAAAGACGAGATGGCTCAACCAAGCGATTCTATTTCCAAAAGAGAGCAGCAGTTACTTCAAGAAAAAGAAAAACTTCTTGCTGGTTCACGAAAAAATAATGAAGAACAACCTCGCAAACCTAAGGAAATTGCCGAGAACTCATTAGCACGTCAAGTTGGGAATACGGTTGTATCAGGGTTACAAGGGGTTACGGGAATTCTTGATTTACCTGTTCATGGATACAATTTAAAGAAAGCAGTGTTAAATAAGCTAACAGGCTTGAATGTCCCGAGAACGCCCACAATGTCAGAACTTTTAGAACATTTAAAAACTCCTTCAACTTCAGGAATGGAGTCTCTTGCTCAAGGGGCTGCCTATGGCGCTGGTATGCTTGCAAGTGGGTTACCTAGATTAGTTAGTGCAGGTGTCGCCAAAGCGGCACAATATGGCCCTAAATTTGTTGATAAATTAGCTAAAATTTTAAAAGAAGGCAGTATTGTTAATGCAAAAAATTTAGGAGCAGCTGCTGTTTCAGGTGGAGCAGAAAAACTAGTTGAAGATACAACCGATAGTAAATTACTTGGTTTGTTAGCAGGAATGACAGCTTATCCCGTAGGTGCTTCTTTGTACAGACTCACAAAACCCGGATCTCGTCAAAAGTTTATTAATAAATATGTTGGGGAAGATAGCGCTTTGCTCAATGCTGGAGATGGAGAGGGAACAGCGTTAAGTGCTGGTATTCCTGAAGATGTTCGGACATTGTTTACAACACCAAAAGCTGGCAAAAAAATTAACAGATTGGAAGTTAATCCAGGTTCTCAACCCATTGCGCAAAATTACTCAAAACAGCAAATGAAAATAGCGGATGAAGCACTGGAAGATGTTGCAGAAGGAGTTCCAGAAACTTTAGGGCGAAATGTTACAAAAAATGCCATTAAGAAAAAAGAAGAAAATAGCCAGGTTATTGAAGCTTTAAAAAAAGAGATGGATAAAGAGGTATCTGGGAACGCACCTCAATACGTGATGCCTCAAACTACTATGGGACAAATTCGCACTTTATCTCAAGATTTGAAAAACTCTTACAAAGGAGAAGATCTTTATAATTCTACAGCGGTAGGAAAAGTTGAAAGACAACTTCTTCAAGGGGCAAGAAAATCTGGGGATGTCACTCTATCTGAAAAACAGGCTAATAAATGGATTACGCAATTAGATAACACTTTGAAAAAAACAACGCTAACACCTGAAGAATCTTTGCGTGTCTCTGGCATTAAACAGTTATTGAAGAATGCACTCAAAAAAGGAGATGCTTCTGAAATTCTGGAGATTTTGCCTGGCATGTTATCGAAAGAAATTGAAACCGCAGGAGGAAAAACGCTTCAATGGGGACAAACTGCGTCTGGAAAGATAGCCAACAATTTATTAAAAGAGGTTAGCAAAAGTCAGAAAGATGTTGTCGATCCAGGTTATGCTCGTGGTCTTTTGGAAAATATCCGAGATCGAATTGGGCGGGGAGGGCTAAGTGATAATGAACACCGCAAACTTAGCTTAATAGCTGACAGTATTAGCCAAGATCTTGGAAAATATTATGCGTCTGTAAGTCCAAAAGCTAAAAAAGCGTGGGATAGGTTTAACGAAACTTACACCAAATATGTTACGGGAGACGGCACTCACATTGAAAGATTTAGAGGCGAAAAATTCCCTCAAAACAACGTCAATGAAATGTTTAACACAAAGCCTGAAGATTGGAATTCCACGTTAGAATTTATGGCTCGGGTATTGCCTAAAGGCGAAGCAGCACAATTAATGCGTCATTTTACCTCTAAAACGGGGAAGGGGGACGTTCAAACTCTTATTTCCAAGTTTTCCGACCTTTCGAGTGAAAACAAAAATCTGGTGATTAAATACAGTTCACCAAAAATGGCTCAAATATTAACTTATTTTAAGAAAAACCCTAAAGAAGCATACAACCTTTTTGGTAATGCTCAAAAAACATTAAATCGCCCTCTTAAAGAAGAGCCTTTTACATTAGGACGACTTTTCCCTATGGCAAAGCAAACAGCGGGGCGTTTAATTGGGAATGCAGTTGCAACAAAACAAGCTAATAAGTTCTACAATCCAGACTTTCATCAAGAGCTAAGATCGCATATTCAAAACACATCACCTTTGTATAATTTCTTTGCGTCTGCTCCTTCAGTCCCAACTAATACTAACCAGCTTTACAAGCAAATGCTTGGCAACATGATTGCACAAAATTCCGCACGTGCCTTTGCTTCTCCACCTATTCAACCCCCTCAACAGCCTTCTTCCTCTCCTGCTAATCCTTTTGTGCCCCCTCAATAGATTTTTTCATTATTTTTTTATAAAAAAATGCATTTTTACTTAATTTTGTCGTTTATTTTTTTGTAAATATGCTAAACTTAATATTGAAAATGGTTCTAAATCGATTGATGTATCGTCTCGGTTTAGAGGGGAAACCAGATTTAAAAATAGGTTGCTGGCAAAAGATCTATTTTTTATTAAGCCCCCGTTGAAATCGATTGATGTATCGTCTCGATTTCCGGCTGGTCTGCCAGTCGAACATCCCCATGTTCAGACTATATTTTTCCAAATTTTTATTTGGCACTTTCGAGTGCCACTTTAACTTTTTTTAACTTTTTTAAGGAGTATAGTTATGAGTAATGGGATTTTTGCGCCTCAAGGCTTTGTCCCTATGAACTACC